AAAAAAAAAGCCCCCTTGCGGGGGCTTGGCCGGTTTACCGGTTGGTTAAATTGAGGCGGCACCCTTGACGGTTTTGCCCTTCGCGGCTTTGTTGACCGAATAACCTAGGGTTATCAAGTGAGCCACAATGCGCGGGTGAAAAACCGCATCTTTGAAATAACCCTCAAGATCATCAAGCCACAATGAAAACTTGTCAGTTTCGGTTTTGACCATATCGGGTGCCGCGGGTGCCGCGGGTGTTGCCGCGGCTTTGGGTTTTGAGCCGCCTCCGGCTTTGCGCCCAATACCATGCGTTTCGCGCACTTGTTTTGCCGCGTCCTTCATTGCATGCTTTGGCATGTTGACCGCCTCCGCCGCCGTTACTGGTGTATCCACTTTTTTGCCATCTTTGCCAATGGTGTTAACCATAACATGGCAAGTGCTACCCGCGTGAAGTGTCAACGCGTCAACGAACAATGATTTTACATTGTGCCCCGCGGCTTGAAAATCTGCCGCATAAAGTGCCACAACATTCGCGATTCGTTGACCCATGGGTTTCGTAGAATCTAACTGTTGGGCGGCTTTTGCCGCGGCTTCTTTGCACTTGGCAAGCATGCTTTGGGCGGCTTGACCGGCTTCATTGATAAGTGTGCCGATTGCCGCGTCACGGGTTGCCACTGTAACAGTGGCGGCTTTTTTTGCTTTGCTCATGTGAGCCTCCATTCAATAAACCACTTAGAAAAACCGCTAAGCCGGTCATGTCTCAATTGACATGCGTCAAGTATACCACAACTGGACAACATGTCCACCACAAGACCGCTAATCCCGCGGGATTAAGCAAAAAGATGTGATAGTAGTCGGGCCCATACATCGTTCGTCGTGCGTCGTGCGTCGCATACCGGAATGTTAGTGGAGGCTAACTTAGCCCCGCTGTCAACCCCAAAAGATGATAGTAGTGATAGTTTTTGGCGAAAAAAACCCGCTTTCGCGGGTTCGGGTTCAGAAGAACAGGACGTCAAAATAATGTAGTGCTAGCGCGGTGAGCGCGAGGCCCACCGCGACTGCGCTCAAGATGTCAAGAGCACACGATTTCATATTGCGCGACCTCTTCGAGCTTCACTCCGGTCTGAACCTTTTTGCAAGATTCTGAGCCATCAGCGATGTTGGCTTCCACGCGGACTGTGACGTCAACGGAACCGATTGTCGCTGTGAAGCGGTAAACGCGAGACGCGCACCATTCGAGCGCATAATCATGAGAACCGATGGCTTCGAAGCCGAATGTGCTGATGGCTTCGAGCAAAGCAGGGACTGCGCCATCTTTCAGTGAAGTTGCAGTGTCCTCAATTGTGACGGCCAACTCATTGCGAGTTTTGCCAGACCATCCAGTCCATGTGGAAGGGGTTGCGCGAAAATGCTTTGCAAAGCCGATGGCCTGCGCGCTTTCAATTACCGCGTTAACCACAGCATAAGCAGTGGAAAACTCTTTTGCTTGCGCTTGCAACTCAGCCAAATCTTTGCGCTTTTCTGCGATTGCTTCGCGCTTTTCAGTGATAGCGCGTGCGAATGAAACGGGTTTTGCAATTCTAGCCATGATTAAATTCCTTTAAGTAAATGAGTTAAATTTCGTTTGGTCTCTTTCGCCCATGGGGAAATTATAAGGGGTTTTGCCATTTAATTGTGGGTTTGACCCTTAATTCTGGAGGATTGAGTGATAGTAGTAGCCACCCCCCACAGGCCCCCCGACCCACCCCCACCCATACCCCAGCCTTATCCGTGTCTCTCAGAACAAGGCCAATTTTTTAAGTTACCCCATCCACACAACATACTCACCACAAAAATTTTATACCTATTTTTTATTTCCAAATACATATACAATATCCCGGCTGGTTAAGCGCACAGGGTTCGGAGACACTTTCGAGCACCGCGTCGGGTTGGGGGTTCCTAGCCGCCAGCATTCATGTTACATTCCGCCCATGAACAATTCAATCAACGCCGATCAGGTGTTGCGCGAACTTGCACTTGCCATAGCTAGGAATAACGTGGGGGCCATGCGCCCGATCGCTGAGATTCTTGCAGGTGAAGGCTTGACGCAACCAGAATATGATGCAATCTCTGTGAACCCACAGTTCAAGAGGTATGTGGACAGCTACACCAAGGAAATGCAGGACAATGGGTTCTCATTTGCTGCGAAAGCACGCATCCTTGCTGAAGATTTGCTCCCTAATGCGTACCATATGGTCAAAGACCCCGACATTCCTGCTGCAGTTAGGGTAAAAATCATCGAAAATCTGGTCGAATGGGGTGAATTGAAGCCTAAAAACAGTGCAATTTCGACTGCAGGCCCCGGTTTTTCGATCACAATTAACCTGCCAAACACTGCAAATTCGGCACCACAAACCATCGTTTTGGAGGCGGAAACGTCAGATGTCGACGAAAAAACCCTCAAAATTGCAGAAAATGTGCAAAAACCGACGGTAATTTTGCTTGAAGACGAAAATTACGAATACGCAGGGGACGACTACTTATGAGCGTTAATTACACCCCCGTAAAGTCCGTAACGCCATACCTCCTCTCAGAAAAATTCCAATCGTTCATTGTTGGGCCAGTAGGTTCGACAAAGACAACCGCGTCCTTGATGAAGATTCCCATCGAGGCTCGCAAGGTCGCAGCATGCGCGGACGGTATTAGGCGCTCCAGATGTGCAGTGGTACGTAACACGCGTCAGATGTTGCTGGACTCGACCATTAAGGATTTCTTGGGGCTGTTCCCCGAGGGGCAGGCTGGGGTGTACCACCGCACGGAGCTGCGCTTCACGCTTCGCTTCGACGACGTCGAGTGCGACGTGCTGTTCAGGGGTTTGGATGACGCCAACGACGTGCGACGTCTCTTGTCACTGCAACTTTCGTTCGCCATGGTGGACGAGGTGCGTGAGATTAACTCGGATGTGTTCGACGCGCTGACTGGTCGTCTGGGCCGGTATCCCAACGGGATGATGGTTCCGCACCGCCCGCAGTGGGGGGTCGACGAGAAGGGCAACGCCGTGCAGGGTTGCGTGGACGACACCGGTAAACAGGTTAAGAAAGTGTGGGGTGCGACTAACCCGCCGGACATGGACGCACACTGGGAGCAGTATCTCACCAACGCTGACCCTGAGAAAGTTCACGTGACCATACAGCCCTCGGGTCTGTCTGAAGAGGCGGACTGGGTGCAACACTTGCCATCGAACTACTACGAGGATTTGTGCGAGGGTAAGAGCGAGGACTGGGTAGACGTGTACGTGCACGGTAAGTGGGGTCGGTCTCTGTCCGGCACGCCGGTGTATCAGAAGACGTTCACGCAGGACTTCCACGTGGCCAAGGATAACTTGCGTCCTATACAGAACTCGGACTACCCCATCACCATCGGGATTGACTTTGGCCGCACACCCGCGGCAGTGTTCATGCAGCGTGACCCGCGTGGTCGGGTACTGGTGCTCTCAGAGCTCACCAGCGAGAACATGGGCATCGAGACGTTTATCACCACACGCCTGCAGCCGCATATTTCCAACACATACCCGGGGTATCAGTTCGTGGCAGCGCCTGACCCAGCAGGATTTATGAAGCAGCAGCTCAATGAGATGACGCTCGTGGACGCGCTGAAAAACGCGGGGTTTAAGTGCGTGAAGCCGCCGACAAACAAGCCAGACCTGCGCATTGAGGCTGTGGAAAGATTGCTGTCTAAGCAGCTCGAGGGTAAGGCGATGTTCCTCATAGACCCGCGTTGTTCCTCACTGATAAAAGGTTTTCGCTCTGGCTACCGGTACAAGGTGAAGAAAAACGGTGAGATGGAGGACAGCCCTGACAAGAACGAGTCGAGCCACATCCACGACGCGCTGCAGTACGGGGCGTCAGTCATCGACATGAATATCAGAGGGCTGGGACTTGAGGCTAAACGTCGTGAAGTGAAAAAAATGCGATACGCATACACTTGACCGCTTGACACGGCAGCGTACAATGCGGTAACTATTTAAGGACGACTGATGGCTACAGGTATTGCTCTCATTCCAGTTGCCCGCGCAAGTGACCTTGAGGCGGAATCTAAAAAGCGTAGTGATTCTATGCAGAACCAGCCCGTGATTCAGGGCTTGGCTGCGCACGTCCGCACTCGATGGGACAGCGCTCGCACCGCGAAACGAACGTTGGAAGAACGCATGCTGCAGTGCCTGCGCCAGCGTAACGGCGAGTATGACCCTGAGAAATTGCAGGAAATCAGAGAGCAGGGCGGCTCCGATATTTATATCAACCTGACCTCAGTTAAGTGCCGCGCAGCGACAAGCTGGCTGCGTGATACGTTGTTAGGTTCTGGTTCTGACAAGCCTTGGGCGATTGCTGGAACGCCGAACCCTGACATGCCTCCGGAGATCATGCAGGAATTGCAGGCACGATTGGCCAACGAGTTGATGGTTCACATACAGCAGGGCGGCATGCAGCCTAGTCCCTCAGAGTTGCGCACGATGGCGCTTCAGATGAAAGACGAAGCTGAGCGTGAGATGCGTGAGCAATCCGCAGACCGTGTTAGCCGCATGGAACGCAAGATGGAAGACCAGTTGCTCGAGGGCGGTTGGTATAAAGCGTTCAACGAATTCTTGGATGACATCGTCACGTTCCCATACGCCGTGCTCAAGGGCCCGATCAAACGCAAGCGCAAAACTCTGAAGTGGCAGAACGGCGCACTGGTTCCTGTTGAAGAGATTCGCAACGAGTGGGAGCGCGTTGACCCGTTCATGTTGTATTGGGCTCCATGGTCGTGGGACTTAGGCGATGGTTACGTCATCGAGCGTCATCGCTTAACAGCTGAAGCACTGCAGGCCCTCATCGATGTGCCCGGTTACAACAATGACGCTATTCGTACAATCCTGAACGACTTCGGCACAATGGGCATGAAGCAGTGGTTGTGGTCTGACTCATCGAAAGCCGAAGCTGAAGGTAAAGACGTTACCGAGAGTTCCATCACCGGCGACTTGGTTGATGCACTGCAGCTGTGGGACTCTGTCAAGGGTAGCTTGCTCCTCGAGTGGGGCCTGACTGAGAAAGAGATTCCTGATCCAGCTCTGAGCTATCCATGCGAAGTGTGGCTTATTGGTAACGTTGTGATTCGTGCTGTTCTGAACTACGATCCCCTCGGTCGCAAGCCTTACTACCTCACAAGCTATGAGAACCTCCCCGGTTCTGTTGACGGTAAAGGCGTGACTGACTTGTGCCGTGACGCACAGGCTATGGTGAACGCATCTGGCCGCGCACTGGCGAATAACATGGGTATTAGCTCTGGCCCACAGGTTGGAATTAACATCTCACGCTTGCCCGCAGGCGAAGACATCTCTGACATGCACCCTTGGAAGATTTGGCAGTTCTCGTCTTCTGACTACGGTGACAACTCTCCGCCTATTACATTCTTCCAGCCTAACAGCAACGCCAACGAGTTGATGGCTGTGTTTGAGAAATTCTCTGCACGCGCTGACGAAGACACGATGATCCCTCGTTACATGACGGGTGAGAACACACCGGGCGCAGGACGTACATCGTCTGGTCTGTCCATGTTGATCTCAAACGCCGGTAAGGGTATCAAGCAGGTTATCAGCAACATCGACAAGAACGTCATCACGCCAGCCATCGAGCGCTTGTACCAAGACAACTTGCGTTACAGCAAAGACCCTGACTTGATCGGCGATGTGAACATCGTAGCTACTGGCGCGACTAGCCTCGTGATTAAAGAAGCTGAAGCTGTTCGTCGTAACGAGTTCCTGCAGGTTGTGCTCAACAGCCCAGTGGCTCAGCAGATCGTCGGTATGGACGGCACTGCAGAGTTGCTCCGTGACCAAGCTAAGAACTTGAGCGGCAATGTGGATCGCATCGTTCCTGATCGTCAGCAACTCAGTGTTGTACAGCAACAACAGCAGACCATCGCTCAATTGCAAGAACAGTTGGCAGCGATCATGGGTGAGATTCAGAATGCGGGTATGGCACCGGGTGGTATGACTCAGGGCCCCGCACCAAAGAATATGTTGCCTGACGGAAGTCAGGTAGGCGGTCGCGAGGGCAATATGATGTCCCCAAGACCAAATGGTGTTTAAAAGACTGTTGACTGGTCAAATAGTCAGTGGTATAAATACGACATATGAAAATTTTTGTAGGCCAAAAGCCTGACCGCCAGCACATGTTTGCGCTACAGCGCTGCAAGCTGGACGAAAACGGAGCCTTGCTGGACTTGTTCCGCAAGAAGCTAGAGGAGACCAAAAACTCCCTCGTCGTCGCAGACGATCTAGTCAAATTGCACCGTTTGCAGGGTCGGGCTGAGGTTTTAACAGATTTTCTCGAGGCGGTTGAGAGATCGTCCGAGATTTTCGACCGGGTCAAATGACCCGAATTTTGTAGTCCTAGCAAACCATTATGTGGCAGGCAGACCGAAGTAGGAGCCCTAAGCAGAGTTGGAGCTTTTAGGAGATATTGATGGCGTTACCAAGGCAAGTTGAAGCCCAGTTGAAAGAGCTGGAAGAGATCGAAAAGCAGCTAGCTGCACAGCAGAATCCACAGGCAACCCCTGAAGACCCTGCCCCACAGCCCGCAGAGCCCGCAGAACCTACCCAGAACGTTGAGCCGGTTGCTCCACAGCCAGAAGTTAAGCCAGAAAAGCCAGTTGAACCGGAAGTGCCGGAAGAGACATGGCAGCAGAAATACAAGACCCTCAAGGGTATGTACGACGCTGAAGTGCCTCGTTTGCACTCTGACGTAAGAGAATTACGCTCCCAGATGGAGAAACTCCAGAAGGCCGCCGAAGCTCCAAAACCAGAGACGAAACCCGCCGCTCAACCGACTAAATTGGTTACGGATGCTGATGTTCAAGCATTTGGTGAGGACTTGATCGAAGTCCAACGCAAGGTTGCCCGCGAAGTGGCAGCAGAGTTTCGAGGTGAACTCGACGCTATGAAAGCCGAAAATGAAAAGTTGCGCGAGCAACTCAATACAACCGGCTCTCAAGTATCAGAGGCATCCTTCGAGCAACGTCTGTACCGTTTGGTACCAGACTTTCAGACAGTTAACACCGACGAACGTTGGATTAACTGGTTGAACGAGGTTGACCCTCTGCTCCGAGCACCGAGAAAATCTGTTGCACAAGAAGCGTTCAACACTGGCGATGCCGAAGCCGTTGCACACTACATTGGGATGTTCAAAGCGAGCGTCGCCCCTGTGGAGCAACCAAGCGATAAAGCCGCTGAGCTTGAAAAACAAATCCAGCCGAAACGTTCTGCGACCAACGCACCAGTTTCACAGCAGGCTAAAACATATACGGACGCACAAATCCAGAAAATGTTCCAGAAGTCTGTTGAACTGAGTTCGAGGGGCCAGCGCGATGACGCAATGAAACTTGAAGCTGAAATTGATGCGGCTTACAGAGAAGGACGCGTTCGAGCGTAACTCCCTGCATGCAGCATTTACCCAACCTGTTTTTTATTTAGGAGGCCAAAATGGCTGCTGTTTATCCTGTCACGGGCTCTGGTGCATTTGACACCAACCCTTCTTATTCCGGTGCCTTTATCCCCACGCTGTGGTCAGGCAAACTCTTGGCTAAGTTCTACCAGAACACCATGTTGTCTGAAGTCACTAACACTGACTACGAAGGCGAATTGAAGAACCAAGGCGATACCGTCCGTATCCGTTTGGCTCCTTCTATCAGCATTTCTGACTACACCGTTGGTCAGACTCTGTCGTACGAAGTCCCCACTCCTATCTTCCAAGATATGCAAGTGAACAAGGGTAAGTACTTCGGCGTGCAAGTCAATGACGTGTTGGCCTATCAGTCCGACATGAACTTGATGAACATGTTCACAGAAGACGCTGCTAAGCAGTTGAAAATCGCCATCGAAAACGAAGTGTTCTTCAACAGCTTCGTGACTGAAGGCCCTGCTGCTCAGAACGAAGGCGCTACTGCCGGTAAGATTTCTGCTGCCTACAACTTGGGTACAGACGTCGCTCCTATCGATCAAGCCACTCCTGAAAACGTGTTGAAGGCCATCCTTCGCATGTCTACAGTTTTGGACGAGCAGAACGTTCCTGAAGATGGCCGTTTCTTGGTTATCAGCCCATTCGACCGTCACCTGTTGATGCAATCTAACATCGCTCAGGCGTACTTCACTGGCGACCAGTCAAGCACCATCCGTACCGGCAAGATCGGTATGTTGGATCGCTTCAGCGTCTATGTTTCCAACTTGCTGCCACGCGGCGAAGCTGGTAAGGCATTGGTTGCTGGTTTGTCTGCTACCTCCACTGGCGGTGCAGTTACCAACGCCAAGGCTCGTCGTTTGATGGTTGCTGGCACTAAGCACGCCACTTCCTTCGCGATGACCATCAACAAGACAGAACCCCTGCGTAACCAGACAGACTTCGGCGACATCGTCCGCGGTTTGGCTGTGTATGGCCGCAAGGTTGTCAAGCCAGAAGCCATGGTTACTGCCGTGGTTGGCTCAGCCACCTGATAGTGGTATAAAGAGGGGGCCTTCGGGCCCCTTTTTTGTTTAAACCTTGGAGAAAATATGACTGCTCTTGAACTGATGGAACGTCTTGGTGGCGAAATCCTGAACAACAAAATCCGTGTTTACATTGAAGGTGAGATCATTATTGTTGCTCGCCTCGAGGACACAGAATGGGTTCTGACGGATCGCGGCGTCTTGCTGACCAACGAACACTCCAATTTGGCCGCGGCTGAAGCTGCAACAAAAACTCGCAAAACAAAAGCACAACTGGTAGAATCTGTTGAAATTGTTAGTGAGCCAGTCGTTGGGCTTACTCAAGCTGCTGCCGAATAAGGTACATCATGAAACCTCTGAGCGTCTTTTATTCAAGAATTCTGCCGTATCTACCCGGCTGCTCGGAGCCCTTGGTCGATCAAGTTTTGGTCAGCGCAGCCATTGACTTCTGCGAAAGTTCGCTCGCGCTGCGCCAAAATCTTGACTCGTTCAGGACTGTTGTTGGTATTTCTCAATACGACTTAGACCCGCCTACAGCAAACCACGACATTGATCGTGTGATGAGCGTTGCTGTAGATGGCAAAGAGTTGGCCCCCGGTTTGTTCGAAGCGATTCGCAACGACTTGCCGACAGCTAATGCTAAACCCCGCGGCTTCTACACAGACCGCACAGACAATGTTCTGACGCTTAAGCTGTCGCCCCCTCCAGACGGTCGCTACACTGTTGTAGTGAATGTCAATTTGCGTCCAGCGATGACCGCTACGCAGTTGGATGATGATCTGTTTAACATGTGGTCTGATGCTGTCACTTCGATGGCCATCGCCCGTGCGATGCAGATTCCCGATCAACCCTTTACAAACTTTGCGCAGGCCAAGTATTTGCTTGACTCCGCAGCCAGACAAACCAATAGTGCTCGCATCGATGGAAACTACGGCTCGATCCGTGGTTCGATGCGCGTTCGTGCCCGCCCTTTTGCTTGAGGTAAATCATGACCATTGCAGCCCAATCAATCATCCGCCGTGTCGTTGAGACAATGCAGGACAACACGTCCGTTCGTTGGCCTGTGGCTGAGCTTGTTCGTTACCTGAACGACGGCCAGCGTGAAGTGGTCTTGTACCGCCCCGACTCCATGGTGACCAACGCCACGATTACTTTGGCTAGCGGCGCTAAGCAAGCATTGCCTACCAACGGTTCTAAACTGATCGATGTGATCCGAAATACGGCTGGCACGAAGCGTTCTGTCCGCATGACCGTTCGCAACATCTTGGACACACAGAGCCCTAACTGGTACAACCTTGCAGGCGTTACCGAGATTCTGCACTACATGTACGATCCTCGCGATCCCAAAGTGTTCTATGTATACCCACCAGCAGCCGCTTCAGGCGCTTCTGTGGAGGTGGTGTACTCTGCCTATCCAACAGACATCACAGAGCCCGCTGACGGCGCTTTGTACAGCGCTGTGTCCGGTAATATCAGCTTGCCTGACATCTACGGCAACGTGCTGGCCGACTACATCTTATATCGCGCCTACACCAAGGACAGCGAGTATGCCGGTAACGCTCAGCGTGCGCAGGCTCACTATGCCGCTTTCCAAGCCGCTCTGACCACTGAAATGGCCGGTACAACAGGCGTTGCGCCTAAAGTCTGAGGTAAATCATGGCCGAGAAAATTAAACTGGTTCAAGGGGATACCAAGCCAGCCTTGATCTGTAACATTACGGATGAGATGACCGGCAACCCTATTGCTTTGTCAGGCGCTACTGTGTTGCTTAAATTTCGTGCAGCTGGTGCCACCGAACTGACTGCAACTGTTACTGGTACGGTTACTGACGGCCCTAACGGCCAAGTGGCTTTCTACCCCGCTTCCGCTCCTGAGATGCTCGCTGGTGAAGCTGGCGACTACGAAGGCGAGATTCAGATTACTTTTTCTGACACTACAGTTCAAACAGTTTACGACCTGCTCAAGTTCAAGCTCCGTGAGGACTTCTAATGGGCGTGACGGTTGTCAGAACAGCTCTTACAGCTTCGACGGCTGTAACTAGGGCAAGGGCAAGCGTCTTCATCGTAGCGCCGGTAGCCGAGACTTCGGCTGCCCTTTTAGCCGCTGCAAGCTCTGTATCGATCGCTAACGCAGTTGTTACTGCGGTTGTGCCTGTTGCGAATCTGTACTACATCTTTATGGCTACTGGGGCGTATCTTGATACGTCTGGTCGCTTCCAGTACTTCCCCGATGAAGTCTTTGTTACGGACGCTACATTCCGTGTAGTAGGAAAAACCCTTACTGATACGTTTGAGCAGACTGATTACGCAATCAAGTCAAGCGAGTTGGTCAAGCATGATAGTATTTCCACGCCAGACTTCATCATCCGTACGCTGGAATACATTCGTCGTTTTTACGACACAACTACGCCAACCGAGGCGTTGAGATATACCCTAAACCGTCCTCTAGCTAGTGCATTTGGTACAACTGACGCCACGGCGTTAGCATCTCAAAAACGCCTTTCTAGCTCTTTTGGCAGTATTGACTCCACAACTACTGCCTTAGACAAAGCCAATTTTGACTCTGTTGCGACTTCCGATGGCGTATTAAAAGTTCCAAATAAAGGGTTGTCTGACAGTTTTAGCCAGACCGATGCTGCGCTAAGAAACACCAGTAAGGCCCTCGCAAACACCCTCATAACGACCGACACTAAATCCTATGCGTTTACTCGGCCTATAGCGAGCTCTTTTGGTAGCAATGACTTTGCAACTACGCACCTGACTAAAGTCAGTGCCGATTCTTTTTCGTTCACGCATAGCTTAGCTAAAGTTGTAAACAGTCGATTGACAGACACTTTTAGTCACGTCGACTCGACGGCTATGAGTGCTGACAAGGCTTTGGCGCATTCAGTTACTGCGACGGATACCCACAGCAAGGTAATTGGTAGAGTCATTAGCGACGGTTTTGCCATGAACGACTTTGCTGATTTGGCAGATGGCATTACCTATCAGACCGTTAAGTATGTCAATAACTTGGCTTTTGTCTCCGACGCGAAAGTCTTGTCCAACAGCCTCGCGAAAACCGACACGGTATCTTTGGTGAGCTATGGTATTTTGTCTTCCCAAAACTACTGTGATATGTCATACTTCGCAGAAGACTACGTCGGTTTATCCCGCACATTTTCATAGGAGCCTCCATGTTAAACGACCAACTCAAAATCACTGGCGACGTAGTCGTCGAAATAACTGGTGCAGACGGCCAGATTAAAGACCGCCGCGAGATTAAAAACCTTGTTGTGGCAACTGGTAAAACTTTCATCGCTTCGCGTATTGTCGGTACGCCAACGACAATGAGCCACATGGCGGTCGGTTCTAGCAGCACCGCAGCTTCTACGGCTGACACTACTTTAGGTGCTTCCTTGGGCCGCGTTGCTTTGAACTCTTCGAGTTCTTCTGGCGCTGTTGTGACTTATGTTGCGACTTTCCCTCCCGGCACTGGTACAGGCGCTGTTGTCGAAGCCGGTGTTTTCAACGACGCTTCTGCTGGCACAATGTTGTGCCGTACTGTTTTTGCTGTGGTTAACAAAGGTGCTGACGATGCGATGAGCATCACTTGGGCGATCACAGTCAGCTAATAAGGAGTAGTGGTGTATGGTTGATATAGTCACGCGGCTAGGTAAGGGCTCGCCTCTTACAAACGCAGAAGTCGACGCTAACTTCACGAACCTTGCGGAAGTCTCCGGTGTTACCGGGGAGCCAATGGGGCATGAGGATAGGACAACATCGACCATAAGCTTCAACGCTTCTACGCGCACGTTCACAATCGCGCCAACCGCCAGCAGCTTCACTGTCTGGTGCAAAGGCAAAAAGGTTGTTGTCAGCTCAGCGCAGACGCTTGTTATCCCCAACACAACGGGGATGCACTCGATTTACTACGATGCGAATGGAACCCTGTCTTCCAAGATCGGGTACTTTACGTTTTCTGATGAAGCGCCAACAGCTTATATTTACTGGAACGCTACAACTGGTACAGCTCCTTACTTTGGTGATGAGCGCCACGGCGTTGTTCTAGACTGGCAGACCCATGAGTACCTGCACCGCACGCGCGGCGCGGCCTTGGCCAGTGGTTTCAGCGCAAGCGGCTACGTCCTAGGCGGTAACGGCAGTTCAAACTCACACGCGCAGTTGACAATCGAAGGCGGTACATTCTTCGACGAAGACATGAAGATCATCGTCACTGCGACGAATACCCCGACAGCCGGTACGTGGGAACAAGACCTCACAAGCCCAGCTCGCATTCCGGTGTTGCACTTACAGGGCACCGCATGGGTGATGGATTCACCGACCGACTACCCACTCAAGCAAGGTACAGCACGCCCACAGTACAACGCCTACTCTGGTGGCGTATGGTCAACAGCCGATGTTGCAAACAACAAGTACTCGACCACTTGGGTTCTGGCGACGAATAACCTGACTTACCCAGTCATTGCCATCATCGGTCAAGCTGAGAGTGATCTGCAAAGCGCTGCTGAAGCGGTTGATTTCACCGAATTGCAACTTCCCGGTTTCCCGTCGGTTGAGTTCCGTCCGCTGTACAAGCTGGTATTCCAGTGCGCTGATAGCTGCACCAACGCAGTCCACGCGAGTCTCGTGTCTATTACGGACATCCGCTCTATTGCAGCGGCAGGTACAGCTGCGTCTATCGTTAGTGACCACGGCAACTTAACTGGTTTGTCTGATGACGACCATCCACAGTACATCCACGTTGATACGCTGCGCACAGTTTCTGCTGCAGTTAAAGCCAGCTTCTTGCCCTCACAGACAAGCAACGCTGGTAAATTCCTGCGGACTGACGGCACGGCTACATCATGGCAAGCGCTGACAAGCGGCAACGTCACCACTGCGTTGGGCTTCACACCCTACAACGCTACGAACCCTAGCGGCTATATCACAGGTATCAGCAGCAGCGACGTCACAACAGCTCTTGGCTTCACACCCTACAACGCAACAAACCCCAGTGGTTATGTCAATGCGGCTGGCGCTCGTGGTGCGATCTCTGTCACTGGTGCAGGCTCATACGACTCAGCTACTGGTGTGATTAACATCGTCGGCGGTGTAACAAGTTTCAACACCCGCACTGGTGCAATCACGTTGTCATCGTCAGATGTCACGACAGCTCTGGGCTTCACACCATACAACAGCACAAACCCTAACGGCTACTTAACTGGCATCACATCGACGCAGGTCACAACCGCTCTGGGTTACACACCATACAACAGCAGCAATCCGTCAGGCTACATCACCGGCATCACATCCGGTATGGTGACAACTGCTTTGGGCTTTACGCCATACAACAACAGCAACCCAAGCGGATACATTACAAGCGCTGCGTTGAGTCCCTATCTGACTACTGCATCTGCGGCTAGTACTTATTTGACTCCTGCATCTGCGGCTAGTACTTATTTGACTACGGCATCTGCGGCTAGTACTTATGCACCGTTGACCGGTACAGGCGCTTCAGGTACTTGGGGCATTTCGATCAGCGGCAACGCGGCGACTGTAAGTAACGGGCTTTACAAAGTCGGAACAAACGCCATACCTGCTGCTGTTGGGTTAAACACCACTGCCGATAACTGGATGTGGTTGTGGCAAGCTAGCAGCGGTAATGATTGGTATCTTGGCCCAACTACTGCAAATTTTGGCATTGGTGGAAGTCGTCTTGCTATTAGCAGTTCCGGCAGTTCACCTAATGCTGAGTTAAGTATTGAACGTGGAACCACGCGTCTACTGGAAATTTTGCAAGCCAACCTTCAGTATAAAGGTAATGTAGTCCTTCACGCAGGTAACTACACTAGCTACGCTGCCACCTCGGGCCACAACCATACTTACGATGTAAACAATGCGTGGCTTCGAGATGCTAACGATGACGCAAACGTAAAGCTATACGGCAATACACGTCAGATGGTTTTCCGTACTGATGGAACAACTGAGTTTGCGTCTGGTATTGGTGGTTATGCCTTTGCTTGGATGTATGGTGGGGACTCTGCTGCCGAGCGGCGTATGTTGCTTGCAAGTAATGGCCGTCTTTGGACAAATTACCACGGATGGATGGATGACGCATTTGCGCCACTTTCTCATACTCACAGTTATTTGCCTTTGAGCGGTGGCACTCTCAGCGGCAGTATCTACTTTCCTAACGACTCAGCCAACGGCATATTTAATGCTGCGGGTAATGCAGGATATCGCCCTGACGATGTTTATGGCAATACCTACATGTTTAACCAGTCCGGTACTAACGGTGGTTGGTACGGTGATTTTTCTGGCTATTATTTTAGAAGCTCCAGTTCTTCAAACTGGTTGACCATTTCTGGTAGTGCAGTTAACTCGTCTGTTGCGCTACAGCAGTCCGGCAACCAAGTCCTTCACGCAGGTAACTACACCTCATACAGCCCATCATTAGGTGGTTCTGGGGCATCAGGTACTTGGGGTATTAACATTTCCGGTACAGCTTCCTTAGCTACTAACGCTATTCGGATTCAGTACAACGATGGCCCACGAGACCTTTCTGATCGCTTACCAAATAGCTTTGCGCGAACTGTAAACTTTGATTTTGTTGGTGCTGGCACTGGTAATGGATCAGGTAACTACGCCGGTGTCATGACATACAGCCCTTGGACTGGTACAACCGCTAGTACAGGCGACTCATCTTATCAATTAGCTTTTGCTAATACCACTGGTGTTAACGCTTCAGGTCAACCAAAACTCAGTATCCGCAACGGTATTGATTCAACTTGGAACTCTTGGTACACATTGTTGCATAGCGGTAATTACAGCTCCTATGCTTTGCCTTTGAGTGGTGGTACGCTAAGTGGAACGCTGCGGTTTGGCGATTCTACCAACGGCATCTATTTATCTGGCGGTCGGCTAAATATCCGCTCTGAGTCAACAGACAATGTTGCAGAATATGCGAGTTACGGTCTGTATTTGCCGAAGACTGGACAGGCTGCCGGTCTGTATGTCGAAAGCCCAATTGAAGCGAGAGGAGGCTTGCGCCTTGGAAACTCAGCAGGCTCCGGCACGATCACCGTTGGAGCCACAACCGATGCTACAGCAAACCGGTTAGTTCAGCGCGATGGCAGTGGCCATATTAATGCCGCTTATGTTTTTGGAACGTATTTTAATTCTAACGCTGGAAATTCAGAAAACCCTACTATTGGGCAAGTCTGGACACAAAGTACTGGCGACAACTACCTTCGTAAATCAACACCAGCGCACTTTATTAGCCAGCTTGGTTTGTTGACTACAAGCAACTACAGTTCTTACGCGCTGCCGTTGAGCGGCGGAACAGTTTCGGGTAATGTTAGTTTTGGCGGTGCGGTCAACGTTAATAACCGTGATATACGCTACTTTGAGAACGATTCGTTCAAAGAGTTTTATGTTGGTGGGGATGCTAATACCTACTACCCCGTGCTGTTTGGTGTATCCTCTTGGTTTCACTTTGCTCGCTGGTCTATTTCTCGCGGCTATAGTGATACTGCTCCATGGGACCCAATTGGTACTGGGGCCCATAAGGGTGGCCTGACTTTAACGTGGGAATGGTCAGGTGATGGTGCTTGGGGCGGTAACGACAAGACTATTCGCGTTATTCAGTTTGCTGAGCAATACACCACCATGGTTGGTGGAATGCACCTATCAGTCAACGGCTTTATTGTTTGGCTGCGCGGCGGCAATGCTTACTATAGGTTCCACGGCCCCGGCGGCACGATGAACAGTGCAACGCCATACTACTCAACGTTTACTGCGAGTAATGGCGGTACGTTTTCTCCACGGTCTTATGATTCAGGAACTGTTACAGCGGAAGTCACAAACCGCATGCCTGTTCGAGGAAGTCATGAGCTTTATGACACCGGCAATCGCGTACTGCATGCAGGTAACTACAGCTCTTATGCATTACCAATTAGTGGCGGAGTAGTAAGCGGGGCAGTTCGCGCTTCTCAAATCACAGCAGGTGGTTCCACAAACACCGACGCCAATCTTGGTGTTCAAGGAACAACGCATCTTACTGGAACCATTTACTATGGCGGCAGCGTCGGCAACACAAGCTCGTGGTCTTCTATTTCTAACTCAAGCGCAGGTACGCATACATTCAGCGGTAGCAGATTTATATTTGATCGCTATGGCTACGGATCGCAATCCTTGCTTGATTTGCAGAATGGTGCAATTACTCTATCGCAACCAACTACTATTAGTACAGGCGGCGGTTACCCACTACAAAACCTAAGCACGCAGAGGTATATTGCTCGTTTTTACAATACCTCAGCATCTGGCGCTGGCTGGTGGTTAGCCAATGACTCCAACACATTGGTATTCCATGCAGACAGTAGTGGTGACAAAGCTTCAATAAATACAGATGGAACTTTTAGTGCAGCCAATCATGTTGGCTCAAAGTTCATTGCGGCTTACGGCAATATCAGTGACAACGTAGACGGTTCCCCTTGGTATGGTCTGGGCAACGCCGGAAATCTTTTGGGAACTGGCGGAAATGTTGTTCAACTTGCTGGTTACTTTGGATTGCGTCTACGTAGTTCAACCACTGTTTTGGACATTGGTCCGGATCGCGCAACGCTAAACAAAACTCTTAACGCTAACGGTGCAGCAATCCGTCAGGGCAATAACCTTGCACGACCTCTTGCAACATGGGGCTCAACTGGTGCTACCGGTATGGTCATCTTTAAGTTGCCGGGCAGCAGTGGCAACTACGGCATGGTTCATATGGTGTTTGACATCTATGAATACAACGGCAATAGCGTATCCACTGTCATTGTCGGAGGTCATAACTGGGCTTCTAGTTGGTACAACACAGGCGCTAACGTTGTTGGACAATTAGGTAAGCAAGTACGCCTTGGATACAAAGACGGTCAGTACTGCGTTGTATTTGGTGATTCTGGTTCTTACTGGGAATATGGAACGATTGTGCTTCGCAAGATTCACAATGGCGATTACTACAACAATATTATGGATTTGGGCGCTGATGTTAGCGTTCAATTTACCGCTACTGAGTCGTTTTCAAATATCGGCGGTGACCTAAGAGCGCTTAGAACCCCTTCAAGCTTTAATGCTGGAGGCGCAATTACTCAAGCGGGAAATCAAGTGCTGCACGCAGGGAACTACACCAGCTACAGCCCGTCGCTAGGCGGCTCCGGTGCATCTGGTACTTGGGGTATTAGTGTTTCTGGTAGCGCAGCGCAGTTGCAAGGATATCAATGGTTTTCAGCTGGTAAGGATATTCGCGGCTCAGATATCTATGCTGATAGCTGGTTGCGTAACTACAACGTAAATACTGGTTTATACAACCAAAGTACGGGTTGCCATTTCTATTCAAATGGTAGTGCGTCGTGGGGTATTACCGGTAGTGGTGCAGGAATTGAACTTCAGTTCAGAGCTAATCATCAATCAACAGTACGTGGGTATGTTTACGCAGATAGTAGTAGTAACTTTGGTCTACTCCATAACGGCGGCGGTTGGTCTGTTCAAGTTTACAACGGAGGAAACGGCTATCTACATGGCACTTGGAATGGCGGAAACATCCGTGCAAACCGAGCCAATGGCAATTTCTACATTGATGACAACTATGGCTATGGTGTCGTAGGTGTTTATAGCTCGTACCGCTACCAAGGCGTGTTTGCTATGGGTGACTCTTACAAGTTACCTGCAGACGGCACAACAACCGGTTCTTTGTACGGCATGGCTTGGTCACACCCCAACGCTGGCGGTGCTGCTGGTAACCTAACCGACCACGGCTTGCTCATCATTAATAATGGTGCTTTCAAGTGTGCGATCTCAAACTCGATCGTAGCTTCCAGTAATATCACAGCCTACTCAGACGAACGTTTGAAAACCAACTGGCGTGACATGCCAGAGGATTACGTTGCCCGTTTGGCGCAAGTCAAAGTCGGTATCTACGACCGTATTGACGAGGAAGATGTAACCCAAGTCGGTGTCTCAGCCCAGTCGTTCCAGAAGTTGCTTCCTCAAGCAATCATGACGGCAAAAGACGAGATGCAGACTCTGTCAGTCTCATACGGCAACGCTGCTCTAGCTTCCGCCGTCGAGTTAGCGAAAGACAATGTCGAGTTGCGTGCTCGCATAGAACGTTTAGAATCCCTTATCAACAAACTCATTGGAGATTAACCATGACTGAAGAAGTAATTATTCCCGCAGCCGAACAGCCTACTAACTTCACGGCTACCTTCACAATCAAGATCAACGGCTTGCGCACAGCTACCGTCAATGACCTTGAGAACACAGTGAAGCAAGTTGACTGGACATTGATCGGTGAAGAATCCGGTCAGAAGTTCGAACTGCCCCAAACAACCAGTTTAGGCGACCCAGCCGCTGAAGGCTTTGTGCCCTTGGCTAACTTGACAGAGACCGCTGTCGCTGCTTGGGTTGAAGCCACAGACACACGTTTGCCCGGCATTAAAGCTCACATCCAGTTTGTCCTCGACAAAGAAGTTGCTAAGTCTGCCTTGACGAACGCTCCAATGCCTTGGGCTCCAGTGGTTGAAACGCCAGCTGCGCCAACATCGCCTGCCGCTTAATCCATGACGCTACCAGCCTCCCCGAATTCCATATCGTTGTCTCAGGTCAACACTGAGTTGGGGAGGAGCGCGACTGCCAACATCAGCATGAACGAAACGGCAGTGCGGTCTTTGTTTGGTAAACCCGGTAGTGGAAACATCATTAGCATGAGCGACGGCCATGGAAAGTCTGCTATCACAATTTCTTTGGCAGGTTTGGCGGGGGTTTACGGGACAGCATACCCGGGTGATACCGCCTATGCTGAATATATTATTGTTTCTGACGGAAGCATAGATTCCAGCACGAGCAATTTTGGTATAGGTGACTATACGAGTTGGGCATCACCCCCCACAACTGGAATTGGTTCAAGCTATTGGGTTAGATTTACCCAAACCAGCAGTTATGGCACCGGTGGTTTCGGCGGTGCGACTCAATACGGCTCTGCCAAAGGCGTCTGGCATCAGATATCAAGTAATCCACTTTTTGGTGTTCAAAGAACAGGAAACGGAATGGGTGGCTTTATCTACACTGTACAGATTGCTTCTGATAGCGGCGGTTCTAACATTCTGGCAACCGCAACTAATATTGAATTAAGCGCTGAAATTATTTTCTAAGAGCAAACCATGGACAATCAACAAATCTTTAACTTCGTCGTGGGCATTGCCGCGTTCTTGGCCGTGTTTGTGTTCAATCAGGTTACTCGCAAAATCCAAAAACTGGAGGACGATGTGGCCTCTATGCGTGAGCAAATCCTCAGAGACTATGTCCAGAAGGATGACTACAAAGCCGACATCAAAGAGATCAAAGACATCCTGCGCCAAATCTTTGACAAGCTTGACTCCAAGCAGGATAAGTAATAGGATGTTGTATGGCTACAACAAAGAAAACCCCCAGCAAGACACCCGCTAAAGTAGCGCCGGTGAAGCGTGCTGTACCCAAGCAAAAGACAGTCACGGTTTCGCAACCTGAACCTGTTACGCTGCCCGTTGAGCTTCCTGTGACCCCAGAACCCGAAGTGAAAAACGCAGAACCCACTCGCGGTAGCTTTTTCAACTCCATTAAGTCCGCCCTTTCCCGTCTGTTTCGCAGAACATAAACCCACCGCCGACCATGACATGGTTTGCGGCATTAGCGTTAGTTCTCAGCGCAAACACGGAATACCGCTGTGTCCGATGGACATGGTCTGGGGACGTGTACAACCGCAAGGTAATCTGCCTTGAATGGAAAAAAGTTGAGAAAAAATGATTGATCCCGTAACGGCCCTAGCTGGCATTCAGTCAGCCATTAGCATGGTCAAGAAGGCGAGTAAAGTCGCCAATGACCTAGGCTCGCTTGCGCCGATGATCGGCAAGATGTTCGATGCTAAAAGCACTGCAACGAAAGCAATGCTGCAAGCGAAGCGTGAGAAAAAAGGCTCTAACATGGGCACCGCCCTGCAAATCGAAATGGCGCTTGAGCAAGCTCGCGCCTTCGAGGAGGAGCTAAAAATGCTCTTTATGCAGACTGGCAAGATCGACGTGTGGAACAAGATCAAAGAGCGTCAAGCCGAGATGGACAGGGACGATGCCAAGGAAATGGCAGCGCTCAAAGCCGCTGAGAAAAAACAAAAAGAAAAAGACGCTGAGATGCAGGAGTGGGCCGTTGCCATTGCTGCGACTGCGTTCTTGCTGTTTTTATTGTTCGTGGGCATTTACGAGTTGTGGGACTTTTGCCAAACCACAAAAAGGTGTGGGCGGTGAATGAGTACCAGAAACAATTTGACATGTTCTGTAAAGTCTTCTGCTACGGCTGTGCAGCGTGGTGGTTCCTTGGCTTTCTGAAGTTCCTGCCTGATGACTTGTCAAACAAAATCGTGGCACTTTTACTGGGGAAGATTGGGCTATGAAAGTAACGCTTTATCACACCAACGCCAAGATGTTGCAAGAAACATACAGGGTTATGCACCAGAAGAACCTGCAGGAATTGCAACGCCTGAACTTACAGAAGGAACAGGAATTGAAGCTGCAGCAAGTCAGAAACCAATGGGCTAGACCCAACTCTGTGGACGTTATGGTATGAAGTATATTTTTCTTTTTGCGGTGATGATGCTGGCTGGTTGTGAAGACCGGTACCGCTACTATTGTCAGAACCCTGACAACTTCCACGCTCCGCAGTGCCAAAAGCCCAAGTGCCAGTTTACCCAGACTTGCCCTGAATATCTTGTAGCCCCTATCTTGGAGAAAAAAGTCAATGACGTCCAACAGCCTGAAACTAAACCTAACCCCTGATGATATTGAAGTCAGAGTCTGGGGCTTCGTCGTTGTAGCCGTTACCTGCATTCTGTGCTTCATTGTTGTAGCGCTTCTGTACTCTGTGACCTTCGTCACGCAGCCTATTAAGTCAATGGCACCCATTGACATGGCGTACACCAAGATGCTCAACGACATTGTGTTGTTGATAGTAGGCGGTATTGGCGGTGTGATGAGTAAGCGGGCTGTGGCTGCTGGCGCTAAGGCAATTGCTCCTACGACCCCCACACCCACCCAGACTTCTAATACACCAATACCTGTGCAGGCAACGATTGTTTCACCTGCGCCCACCCCCGCGTCGGTCGTGCCAAACTATAACTGGATGGGCTACCAGAATCCTGACCTCGACGAGTCTTGGACACCCGGGCCCCCACCCACAACGCCTCCAGAGCACATGGAGCCTGATGATGACCGTGCAGAGATTGCAGCCGCTCGCAAGGAGAACTGATTATGTTTGGCATCCCACTCCCTTGGATACTAGTTGGTCTGTGCATCACACTGTTCGGAACCTACCGGGGTGGGTATCATTTCGGCTGGTCGGATCGCGACAAGGAAATGCAGATTGAGATTGCCAAGAAGAACGAGGAGTCTCGGGCTAAAGAGCAACAGCTGACCGAACAGATTAACACCACTGCAACCAAACTTCAGGAGACCACAAATGTTGTCAATCAAAAGCAAACTGATCTCAATCGTCTCATTGCTGCTGGCCGGGTGCGCCTCCCCGCCCCCAGTTGTGTACAAACCCCCGCAGCTCCCGCCGTTGCCCCCACAAATAGCCAAGAAACAAGAAGTGAACCTAACAGAGCGCCTGACGAACCTTCTGATGCCGAAAGAGCAACCCTCGCAGCCATCGCAGAAATCGTTGCCCAAGGCGACCGGAACACAGCCCAACTGAACGCGTGCATTGACGCGTATAACGAAGCAAGGAATATCATCAATGGTCAACAGTGAACAACTAAAACAGATGCACATCGACCCCTCGTTGGCAGACGCGTTCAACGAGACATTCGAGCGGTTCGGCATTCTCACGCCCTTGCAACAAGCCAGCTGGATCGGTCAGTGCGGCCACGAGTGCGGCAACTTTAGAATCATGGAAGAGAACCTGAACTACAGGGCTGCCACCTTGCTCAAGCTGTTTCCCAAGACGCCTAAGCGTGCATGGGGCTTTACCCCCGAGGAAGCTGCTGCCTACGAGAAGCAGCCTAAAAAAATCGCCAATAGGATTTACGGCAACCGTATGGGAAACCGTGATGAGGCTTCTGGGGATGGCTTTCGTTTCCGCGGCTCCGGATTTCTTCAGTTGACCGGCCATAGCAATTTCTACCACGCAGGCAAGGCCCTCGGTGAAGACTTCGTGATGCAGCCTGAACTGGTACGCACACCCAAGTACGCCGCTCAAACTGCGGGCTGGTTCTGGCAAACACACAAGCTCAACCAGATTGCCGATGGCCGTGATTTCGTGACTATGACGAAGCGCATCAACGGAGGCACAATTGGCCTTGACGATCGCATCAAACACATCAATCAGGCCCTAGCTGTTTTGGGTGGTTAACACTACAATCTAGGCATATAGGAGTTAGCCATGGCCGTTATTCGCTATGCGGGTTTTTCCGGTGAGAACCGGGCTATCAACCCCGTTCTGTTGCCTGAGACTGTAGGTGTCGCATCCCGCAACCAAAAACCCGGGCGTGGTGACTTACGCCCTTGGAAAGCCCCAGTAAATGTTGCGGCTATCCCATCTGGTCGTGAGACCATTTACCGCATGGGTCGTGACGTTGACTCGGACGCCCAGTACTGGCTTAGCTGGACAACTGCTGTGAATGTGGTGCGTGGCTTTGATGCCAACGACACAACCGAGCAAACGTACTACACAGGTGACGGAGCTCCCAAATTTACCAATAACGTGATTGGCTTAGCCACAGCCCCATACCCTACCGCTTCTCGCCCTATGGGTATTCCTGCTCCTGCAGCAGCCCCAACAGTGGCGGGTACAAACTCAGGTGCAACAACTCCTGTCATTGAGTATTATTACTACGTCTACACTTATGTAAACGACTATGGGTGGGAATCTGCGCCGTCACCTGTGAGCGCCCTAGTTACCCGGGACAACCTAGGCTCTACTGCTATTTCAGGCTTTAGCGCTGTGCCGTCAGGCAACTACGACATCGCCACGATCCGCATCTACCGTACACAAGGCAGCTCTACAGGGACTGACTTTTATTTCCTGCGCGAGATCGCTATTTCAACGTCGTCAACCACAGACGATAACCGCACCCTTGGCGAAGCTCTTGCAACAAATTTTTGGTTTCCAGCTCCCGGCGTTCCTACAGGCGGTGCAACGAGCATCACTGAGCCCACCCTGTCTAATCTGACGGCTATGTGGAACGGAATGATGAGTGGTATCTCGGGTAACTCGGTGCGCATCTGCGAGCCCTATACTCCTTACGCATGGCCTGCGACTTACGAGATCATCCCACCAGATAGCAAACCTATCGGCCTTGGTGTATTCGGGCAAACCCTACTGGTTCTGACGACTGGACGCCCTTTGCTGGTACAAGGTTCAACACCTGATGGTATGGATCAGCAACCGCTTGAGATGAATCAAGCCTGCGTGGCAGCACGTTCCGTTGTAAGTATGGGTTCTGGTGTGGCTTGGGCTTCTGAAGACGGCTTGTGCTGGTATGGCGCTGGCGGCCCTAGGGTTATTACTAATGGCATCATGCTCCGCGAAGACTGGCAAGCACTGGTTCCTAGCAGCATCATTGGCAAGATGTATGAGGGTCTGTACCTAGGTAGCTACAACGACGGCTCTGGCCGCAAGGGCTTCATCGTCGACCCTAACGGCGGTGGTATTTACTTCCTTGACGTTGGCTACTCAGGCATGTACTTCGACAGTCTGAAAGATCAGTTGTATGTTTTAGCAAGTACCCACGTTGCTAAATGGGACGCAGGCTCACCGATGACTTATCGCTCACGCAGTAAACCATTCCGTCAAGGCTCCCCAATCAATTTCGCTGCTGCAGTGGTTGTTGCCAACGCATACCCTGTCACATTCCGACTGTACGCTGATGGCGTCTTAAAGCATACGCAGACCGTCGCAGACCGCCTGCCTTTTAGATTGCCAAGCGGTTATCGGGCTTTTGAATTTCAGATTGAGTTGGAAGGCTCGAACCCTGTCCAAGATGCAGCCATTGCGACATCTATTGAGGAACTCAAACAGCTATGAGAAACGACATTCCAAGTGACAGCGCCAGTAACTTTGGCGCTCGTGTCCGCGAAACCTTGATGACCTATTTGGGTAAGCAGGGCGACCCGCTTGACCGTGGTGTGACGCTTCGCGACTTGGTTGATTCAGGCTTTGCATCCGTTAGCAATTTTAAATTTGGTGGCGGCTCTGCTCCACTTATTGCTGGCCCGTCTGTTACTGACACATATGTAGCAGACCTTACTCCCCCGCCTACGCCTGTTGGTTTTGCTGCGTCTGCCGCGATTACCAACGTCATTATTGAGTGCGGCCCGCCTATTTACACACAAGGGCACGGGCATCGTCTGTCTCGGATTTATGGTGCTAAACGTGCAGGTACCGCCCCTCAGCCCGTCTTTGCTAACGCTGTTGAGATTACTCAATTCGCTGGGCAGGTCACGTCTTACGCTACAGACCCAGCTACCGAGTGGCATCTGTGGATCAAATGGGAATCTAATGATGGCGTTCTCAGTGCTAGCCCTGCTGGCGGAACCAACGGACTCGTTGTCACTACCGGCCAAGACGTAGCGAAGCTACTGGAGGCTCTTACCGGTCAGCTAACCACCCAACAGTTGTACGCTGATCTTGGGTCTAAGATTGCATTAATCGATGCGCCCGCTACCTATCCGGGCTCAGTTAATGCCCGTGTGGCCGCTGTGCAGTCGCAGGTTAACGACATTCAGAATACACCAACGTACTCGAATACAACGACTTATGCGGCCAATACATTGGTTTCTTACGAAGGCAGTATCTATCAAGCCAAGTCAGCGACAACTGGTAACTTACCTACCAATACAACATACTGGTTGAAGGTTGGTGAATACGCTTCTCTTGGAGGGATTGTTGCTGCGCATACGACTCAAATCGGAAACGTGGTCACTGATCTTGGCGCGGAAGTAACTGCTCGTCAGACACTAAGCGCGGCTTTCAGTGATCCTATTACGGGTCTGGCGGCTACCCGTTCAACGCTGACAACTAACTACTACACCAAGGCCGCAGCGGATGAAGCGATTAGTGCTGCAACCACAACCTTGGTTTCTACATCTGCGCTAAACAACGCGCTTGGCAATTACCCAACGACTGCTGCGCTTGTAAATGACTACTACACCAAGGCCGATACCAACTCTGCAATTAGCTCAGCTACGCAGTACCTCGTTTCTACAACTGGCCTAACAAACGCCCTTAACTCGTACCCAACTACCGCAACGCTAACCAACAACTACTACACCAAGACTGACACTAATAGTGCGATTAGCCAAGCGACACAAGACTTAGTTTCGACTACGGGGCTTAATAACGCGCTTAGCAACTACACAAGTTCGGCAACGCTGAGCACAAACTACTACACCAAAACTGAAGCCAATACGGCGATCAGCAATGCAACAACCAACCTTGTATCGACGTCTGCGCTGAATACTGCTCTAGGTAGTTACCCTACTACCGCTACGCTGACCACAAACTACTACACAAAGACCGACGCTAACACGGCAATTTCAAACGCTACGTTGAATTTGGTATCGTCTAACACGCTGGCGAACTACCCAACAACTGCGACACTGACAAACAACTACTACACCAAGACAGATACTGATGGTGCCATTAGCTCTGCGTCTACTACGCTGCGGTCTCAGTTCAGAGGCATTTCGCTTTTCCTGCCGCTTGAGCAGTGGACGCTTAACGGCCAGTCAATCGTTTCAGTCACTGGTGGTGTAGCCGGTACTATTGCCCTTCGTCTTGCCGGCATTGGGGGCGCATATCCAAACCAAGGCAACTTCGTCCCAATTAACACGGCTAAGAAATATAGAGTTCGTTTCTGGGCTCGTCCTTCTTCCGACGCCGCTGGTGTTTTGTATTTCAGCCTGCGCCAGTTTACTAATAACAACGCAGGTTCCCCCGGCCCCGTTAACGGCGGTCGTAGCCCCTATAAGCCAAGCGGCATTTCCCGTGCTACGCACCTCTCCACATACGGTGATACGTGGGGCGAGTACAACTATTTGTGGACTGCCTCCGATTGGCAATCCGGTGCTACTTACTTTCAGCCAGAGTTCTTAGACAACTACAGCGGTGGCGCTGGGTACTGGGATATCCAAGGGTTTACCCTATATGACGTAACCGACGTTGACTCTGTTAGCGCTGCACTGCAAGTACTTGCAACTACAACGGCTGGCCCTAATGGTCAAACAGCACAGTACACAGTCAAGACAGACGTTAACGGCTATGTCTCAGGCTTTGGTCTTTCTTCTGCTGGCAATACCGCAGGCCCTACAACTAGTACGTTTGCCGTTCGCTCAGATGCGTTCTACATTGCAAGCCCTACCGGCCCGGGTGTTGCACCCACAATGCCATTTATTGTCCGGACAACGCCTGTAAATATTGGTGGTGTTGAGGTTCCTGTTGGTGTGTATATCACTGATGGCTACATCCAGAACGGCACGATCACTAACGCCAAGATTGCCAACCTCGCAGTCGACAGTGCAAAGATCGCTAGCATCACCGCAGATAAAATCATCGCTGGTTCAATCAACGTTGGCCAATACATTCAGTCTTCGAACTATGTTGCCGGTTCTGCTGGCTGGAAGATCGACGGTGGCGGCTCTGCGGAGTTTGGTGCTGCATCCATCCGTGGCCAGTTAACTGCGTCTCAGATTGACACCCGTGGGCTGAGTATTAAAGACTCCGCAGGGAATGTCATCTTTGCAGCTGGTACACCGCTTAGTACAGCTAACATTACTGGCCTCGGCACGTTGGCTACTGCAAACACAGTGGCTGCTTCAAGCGTTACGGGTCTTGGTACTCTGGCTACTGCAAACTCAGTTGCTGCTTCGAATGTCACAGGTCTCGGTACGTTGGCTACTGCAAACACAGTTGCTGCTTCTAGCGTTACTGGTCTTGGGACATTGGCTACGGCAAGCAGTGTTAACTGGAGCACCCAGATCACAAACATCCCATCGTTTGGAAACTTTGCTTTTTTAAGCTCGATTACGTCAGCCAACATTAGCACCTATATTGCTAGTGCAGCCATTGGCGAAGCGTATATTGCTGATGCCTCCATCACAAATGCAAAGATCGGTACTGCCGCAGTTTCAAACGCCAAGATCGGTAACTTCATTGCGTCTTCGGACTTCAACGGCACGATCGATGGTAATGGCAACATCACTGATAACGGTACTGTGGGCTGGGCGGTAGCCAAAGGTAATGGCGCTTCTGGTAAAGCTGTGTTCCAGAACATTGTTGCCCGCGGTGACATCGAAGTTCCTGCGGCTTCTATTGGTAGCGCAAAGATCGCTGAGTTGGCTGTTGGCAGGTTGCAGATTGTTGGCGGCGCTATTACGTTTACATCCATCGTTGAGCTAGAAAATACGTGGCCTTCTTCTGCAATGGGTGAACGACAAATTGGTTTTGTAGACTTTAGTGCCGCCGCACAGGATGCAGCGTTACTTAAATTGTATGTGCAGCCTACATCGCCCGGTTCTGCTAGTGTAACGCAACTAGGGAACTCCAAACTGCAGATCAGTACAGACGCCGTGACATGGACTACGATTGGTGAAACAGCTTCATATCAATCCCCCGATCCTGAGAATCCATTCCTACAACCTGCTGGGGTCGTAACCACAAATGGTTATCCCATTCGATTAGCGCCTGTTACGTATGGAGCGCCAACAAGAGGTTACTGGTGGGGCACAGGTGATAGAACGCGAGCACTTCTAACCGAACTGTCTGTATGGCCAGCAAATAACTTTGGCGGAACTGTAACCATGCAGTTCGTGTTTTTGATTCCTAATGCTGGAACCTATAGGCTGTATTATTGTGCGGACGACATTCTTAGTTCTGGAAATTTTGGCACACCACAGTCAGGTATAGTTAATCTATCATATTTCGCTTGGTCATACACTACGCCCAATGTGTTGACGTATACAACTAACGGCCCTAATCAAATCGCAACTCTGAATGTGACTTGTACCGATACCGGAGGTCTAGAGGGTTTTGCAGCTTACTTTGTAAACACTGCTACTGAAATTGCAAATAGCACTGAGGGGGCTCTGTGGACAGTACGTCGCCCCAACTACGTGACCAGCGTGTATAAATACGCCCGGGTGCTGGCTACAAGATTTGACAGCAGTACTAATCCAAACGTCAACGCTTGGCTCGGCGTGGAAATCATTAGGAAATAAGATGTACTACTATTACACGGATGGCGAAAACGGGCCGCTTGTAAGTAAAGGCTTTAGTTCTGAGCGCATGGTAGAGGGTGTTGACGCCTCTGGTTGGTATCTGCGAAATGGCGAACCCCCTGAGAACTACACAACCAAAGCCTCTGAGTTTGACATCTGGAACACAACCACGCTGTGCTGGGAAGCAAATCCAGACCAAGCCGCGTTAGAAGCCGCACAGACTGCAGCCATTGCACAAAAGGAACTACAGCAGCAAACAAGGGAAGCGCTCATGGAACGCAAGGCTAAATTAGTTGCCAGTGACTGGACTCAGTTACCCGATGTTCCGATCTCTACCAAGACAGCTTGGGCAACCTACCGCCAAGAGTTGCGTGACATTACTGCGCAGGCAGGTTATCCTACAGAAATCACTTGGCCAACTCCACCGCAATAAGACATAATACGCACATGGCAGAACTTGTCTTTGACCAGAAGGATCGTATTGGCGCTTGGGTTGCTGAGCGTGTCGGTCAAGCCGCAGACTGGGGAAGTTTCTATGCGCTTGGTGTCATGCAAGGAGACGAGGTTCTAGCCGGAGTAGTCATAAACAACTACAATGGTTCCAACGCTACGTGTCATATAGCCATCGCACGGCAGACGAAGCAGATCATCCCCCTCTTCGAGCATGTGTGCAACTACGCATTTAACCACTGCCAGTTAAAAAGACTCACTGGTATGGTGCCCACAAATGAACCGCATATCATAGAATTCGATAAGCATCTAGGGTTTGAGGAAGAGTTCGTAATGAAAGACGGCGCTCCCGGCGCTGACATGCAGATTTTGGTAATGCGGCCTGACACCTGTCGTTGGCTGCGCAAGGAGTAAATATGGGCGGAAAATCGTCAGCACCACCAGACTATTCGGCTATGGCCGCTGCCACGGAACGTGGTATTGCTACTGCAGAGCGTCTTGGAAATCGTCAAATGGACTTCGCACAGCGTCAGTACGAGGAAATGAAACCTCTGGCTGAACGGGTCGCTAACCAGCAAATTGCTGCTCAGGACGAGTTGATGCGACAGGGGCGAGACTACTACGACTACCAAAGAGAAACGTTCCGACCATTGGAAAGAGGACTAGTAGCGCAGGCCCAGAACTACAACACCGAGGGAAACAGGCAGCAAATCGCTGCCCAAGCCGCAGCCGATGCGGCAAACGCATTCCAGTCTGCGCAAGGTGTTAACAATCGTGAGATGGCTCGCCGTGGTATTAACGCCTCATCTGGTGCTGCCTTAATGATGAGAAACCAAAACGCTCTTGGCCTTGCAGGTATGACCGCAGGTGCCGCTACTAACGCTCGTCGTCAAGCTGAACAAACTGGCTTCGCTCGTAGTCTGGATGTGACTGGCCTAGGTCGTGGGCTTGCGGGTGCTTCACTTGGTGCTTACGGTGGCGCTTCTGGTGCCGGTTCTGCGGGTCTCACTTCTGCCATGTCTGCTGGTAATCAACGTAGCGCTGCATTTGGCCAAGGTGCTGGCTATTCTCTGGCCGGAGCTCAGATGGGTCTCACAGGCCAAGGCAACATCCTCAACTCGCAGACAAGCGCATACAACACTGGCGTCCAAGCTAAGGGTGAAATGTTCGGTTCTATTCTTGGTGCAGGCGCTGCGTACTACTCTGACCGTCGCCTTAAAGAGAACATTGAGGAAGTTGGCCGTGACGAGCGCACCATGTTGCCGCTCTATGAGTTTGAGTACATCGGTGGAACCGGCAAGCGTTTCTTGGGTGTAATGGCCGACGACGTTGAGAAGAAATTCCCAGCTATGGTGTTCACAATGCCTGACGGCTACAAAGCAGTTAACTACGCCGGTCTCGGCATCGAAATGTTGGAGGTTTGATATGGGATGGGCATCAGGTTTACAAGCGGGTCTTCAGCTAGGTCGAGCCTTTAAAGAAGGCCAAGAACGCCGTGCCATGGAGAAAATCCAAGGTGCTACTGCTAATGAGATACAAGATTACGGTACCTCGGGTACTCAGCAGATTCAGGGGTTGCAGGGCTCTGGTGCTTATGACGTGCAGGCGATTCCCGGTGCGGAAGGTACCGCACCGACGTTGCGTTATACACCAAAGCAAGGACTTGACCTTCAAGGCGATATGCCCGCCCCTGCTGGCGCATATATTGACGTAGCCCCCCAGAGAATGACTGAGTATCTCGGGCAGCGCTACGAAGGCGGTTTGACACCTGAGCGTATGGAAACAATACGTACCCGTGCTATGGCTAACGCCATGACTGACCCTGCACGTCGCCAACAAGCTTTGCTTGCTGTAACTGGTGAAGAGCGTGCACAAGATGCAGAACTTCGTGCAAAAGCGACGGAACTACGTACAGCGCAAGGATTTGAAACACAACAAACAGCCGCTAACCTTACGATCGATGAACAGCGTAGTCGGAAAAAACTACGTGAAGATGAAGAAACACGCCAAAAAGCAAACGCTGACTGGTGGGTTAAACAAACTACCGACCCTGCAACTGGCGAGCGCCGTGCCCCAAAACCCGAAGACTTTTTAGCCGCATCACAACGCGATGCTGCCAGTTATTACCAAACGGGTAATTACGAAAAAGGTGGTCAAGCGTACGATGCATTTATGAGCCGTGCAGAAGCACAAATTCTTAAAGAAGAAAAAGACCGCAAACGAGAAAGTCAAGTTGCTTTTGACGCTGTGTTAAAGGGCGACTACAAAGTCGGTATGAATTTTTACAATAAATATCTACCGAATGGGTCTATAGCCACCGGCGTAGAACCCGGTAAAGACGGCACTTTGAAAGTTAGCCATACAGACTTGTCTGGTAATAAACTGCCTACCACTACCATTACCCGTCAACAGTTGCTTGAAGGTATTGCGTCATATGGCGATTCAGACAAAGCAATGAAGTATATTCAGCAGTCGTTCTCAAACAATCTTGCTATTAAAGAATCAAATCAAAGAAGCCGCGGTCTTGATTTGCAAGAACGCAATGTTGTGGTTAATGAAGACACTGCGCAGTCAAATAAAATTGAGCAAATTAAACGCGGTCAGCGCGAAGAGCAAAGGTTAAACCAGCCTAGCCCACAAACACTAAAACAGTACAAAGACCGTGAAGGTAATGCTGTTCTTGTAGATGTAACCAAGCTGCCAGTTGACAAAAATGGTGTTGTACAGACACCTAAAGGTCTAGTACCTGTTACTGCTCAAACCGAACCGTCCTACAAAGACGTCGCTAGTGCGGCGGCTAAGATTATGGAAGACCCTAAACAGAACAAGAAAATGGTCGACGGCAAAAAAGTACCTATTACTTTTGAAGAGGCCGCTGCTAAAGCACGGGTAGGGTTAGCTAAGCAAAACGCAGCTTCTGGAGAAGACCCAGCTGATAGAATAATTCGGCTGATGAAAGCTGCTCAAGCGGGTAATGCTGTAGACTCCGAAATAGATTAATAGGTAGCAGACATGGCCGATTTAAACAAGATTCGTCAAGCATTCCCCGAGTTCAAGGACACCAGCGACGCGGAGCTTATTGGTCAGATATCGAAAATGACTCGGACTTCGACCGGGGAAATTTCCGACTTACTAGGGATTGCGCCTCGCGGCACTCTGGCCGAATCTGCTAGGCAGTTTGCTGGCGGTTTGGTTTCTGATCTTCCAAGAATGTTTGGTAAGGCAGTGCAGTATGTCGTACCGGAAACTAGCCAAGCTGGTATTGATGCTAGGGGATTGGTTTCCCGTGCAGAAGCACGCGGTATAGGTTATGAGCCAGATTTACGTGGTCGTGGGTTAGGCGGTGAAATCGCCGTTAAAGGCGCTCGTGGTGTTGGTGCAGCTGTTCCATTACTCGCTGCTAGCGCCGTTCCCGGAGTAGGGCCAGCACTTTCGGCAGGCATAGCTGCCCCCTTGTTTGGCCTGTCGAGTGCGCAAGATACATACGAAAAGATTCTAGAACAAACTGGTGACAAAGAAGCTGCTACCGCTGCCGCTCGTCGGGTGGGAGTTGTTCAAGGTCTAGGTGAGGCTGCCGCTACGTTCGTTGGTGGAAAAGCCTTGCAGGGTATTGCGCCCGTTTTTGGAGCTGGTAGTAAGACGACTGGTGGCGTACTTGCGGGTATGACTGATACCGCAGTTCTTAAACCATTTGCCAAGAGCATGGCTATCAACGCTGCAGTCCAGCCTGCAACTGAGGTCGCGCAAGACTTAGGTACTTACGCAGTTGAGCAAGCCTACGGCGCTAAAGCCGAAGACCCTTACGCGATTGCACGTGAGTCAGCCATTGGCGGTTTAGGTATGAGCTTGTGGCTTGGCCCTTTATCGCTTGGTGGTCACCGTGCCCGTGCTAAAAAAGCAGAACAGTTCAGCCTTGCTTATAACGAAGCAATGTATGGCGAAAACGCAACACCTGAGTCCCGTTCAGCTGCATTGCAAGCAGTTGTCTCTGAGGCCAAGCGCCAAGGTGTTAAGGTCGATGACGCTGAGCAATGGATGCAACGCCAACTGCGTGAAGAGGCAGGGGTATTAGATGATTTAAAGAAGAGAGAAGACGCTGTTGTTGAGGCGGGTAAAGAGTCGCCCCTCGCAGACATCTCCTATGCTTTAACTGACCCTGAACTTGCAGACAAAATTTCTGACACAGACCGTCAAAGCCTTATTGGACTACTCGACACTGTACGTCTAGGCAACTTGCCTCCTGCCGCTGAAGAGGCAGTTATTACACAGGCTCAAGGAATTATTGGCCGGTACATGGTTGCCGAGCAAGATCAGAACGCTGAAGTTAACCTGTTACAAACAACTGGCTTGCAGACAACGCCCGCGCTGTTTGCACCTACACCAGTCGAAGAGATTGACCTCGCCGGTGGGCTGACACAGGTTCAGACTAACCTGCCTGCAGACACTTCTGCATACGCTCCTGACATGAATGTCGGACGCGAAATGCCCCGTACGCAACAACCTGCGCCCGTGGAAGGTGCCGCTGGTATTAGCACAGTGGCTCCCGGTGTCTTTGAGGTTGCTCAGCCCTTACAGCAAGTAGAAACTACGCCTGCTGCCACAGCTGCCCCTGCGGCCACCCCTGTTGCTGATACAACTGCACAGACTACTGCCGCTCCTACAGCGTTTGCACCAACTTCAACCAAGACCTCTACACAAGGTCTGACCACAAACACATACACCGCAACTGACGCACAGGATTCCCCTGTCACAGTTAACGTAACCCGTGGGGTTACTGGTCGCGTTACTCGCGCAGAAGTTGTTAGGACAGACAGCAATGGCAAAGTAACCGAGAAACGCACACTGACTAATTTTGGTCAATCTGCACTGACACCAACTGACGCTGCTTTCTTACAAGCTACATTGCCAGACTTTAAGTTTGGCGCACCTGCACCTGTTTCTCCTTTGGCTGAGCAAGCAGCCCCTTCGCCCTCCGCGCCACCCGCGGGGGGCATTTTTCCCGCAACTACCACTGCTACTCAAAATGGCGCTCAAACCACTCAAGCCAAGCAAACAGAAACGCAAGGACAAAAACCAGCCACAGCCGCAGCTGTAACGGCTGAAGCAGACACCGGGCCTAAGAACGTTTCTGAAGCCATCAAGGAAGACAACAAGAATGACGCCATTCTGAAAGCTATTGAGGCTGAGAACGAAAAGACAGATAACTTATTTGCCGATGTTACCGGCGACAAAAAGAAAGCTCCGGGTAAACCCTCGATGCCTTCTCAGGTATACGCTGCGATTCGCAATGCCGTGTTGAACCCCAAAGGTGCAATCATGGTACGCAAGGCTAAATCTGTTGACAAAGACGTTGCCGCTACTGAGAAGTACGGTGCCAAGGTCAAACAGATCGCCGATGCTGTCATAGACTTAGCTAACGCGTACGAGACATACACCAAGCAAAATTTAGTTCGTTCTGGTGAAACCATTAAGCGTGGCGTTACCGGTGATGAGGTTATGGACGCCCGTGCCACAGAGCTTAAAGCGAACGCAAATGCTGTCCGTGCAGCCTTGGCTAAGCTAGGTGAAGCCGTAGACGGCAACGCAAAGGATGTTGAAGCCATTGTGCGGTTTATTAAAGACCGTGCACAGAACGAGCAGAAGGGTAACGTCGAAGCTGGCAAAACAGACATCAGGGTTTCTCGTGCATGGGCTGCCGCTAAGAGCGAAGCGTTCATTGGCGAACCCGATTTGTTGGCTACAAGTTCCAACGAAGTCCGCCAGTCGAAGGAAGGCACAGCCCGTGGTGCTGTTCCGCAGCTTGTTACTGCTGTTACTGAAGGCTACCAAGTACTTGGTAAGGGTGAGAAACAAACTGGCCTCAACGGCATTCTCAACTACATCCGTACTAACGGCACACCGTTTGAGAAGACCCTTGCACAAGCAATCAAACTGGCTGTCAAAGGTAAAGCCCCCATCACAATTAAGTTTGTTAAAGAGGGCAAGTCACAGTACGACCCCAAGACAAACACCATCACCATTAACGAAACAAGTAGCAAAGAAGTTGCGTTGCACGAAGCGTTGCACGGTGCATTACAGTGGTTTGTTTATACAAACCCCAACGCCGCACAAGTTGTCGCGCTCAAAGCCGCTCTGCAGAGAGTGGTCAATTTCGACACTGCCAAGCTGACACCTAAAGCCGCTGAAGTTCAGGCTGTGCTTAAAAAGGTTCTGGCTGGTAAGAGTAAGACTGCTGAGTTAGATGCTGTCCTTGAGTTGATTTCCTACGGGAATACCCTTAACGACTTCCGTCGCGCACTGCAAGGTATGGAGAGCAACGCTCCTCGTACATTCGTCAAGTTTACTAACGACGTGATGGAGGCAATCTACGCCTTGGTTCGTCGCATGCTGGGCGTTAAGCAGTCTGTTGCAAGTGATGTCATTGAGAACACACTCCAGCTGTTGGAAGCCGCACGTGAAGCTACCCAAGAGGCAGCTCCAAAGAAGGGTAACGTGTTGCAGGCGGCGGTCGATACAACTACTGATGCATTTAAGCGTTGGTTTGGTGATAGTAAAGTAGTTGGCGAGGACGGTAAACCATTGGTTGTCTACCATGGTACTTTAGGTAATTACGATACGTTTAAACTTTCGCCAGAGGGTGCATTAGGCGCAGGCATATATACAACTCCATCCGCTGAGTTTGCAGGCACCTACGCTGATACGTCAAATCTAAGCCGTGCAGATGCGGCTAAAGATGAAGCCAGCGGACAAAATATAATGCCCTTATATGTATCCATAAAAAACCCAATCATCCTAGAGCAAGGACGTGGAGACCCCATGGTTGCAGCCTTGGTAAAGCTAGGTATGGATCAAGGTAAAGCTGAGGCGCTTGTTGAAAAAGCGTACGAAGAAAAAGGTTACGTAGGTAAGCAAGTAATGACCCGTGCTATGGCGCAAGGCTATGACGGTATTTTGCAGTATGGTCGTGACGGTAAACTCAGTGAAGTTGTTGCTTTTAAACCAACACAAGTTAAATCTGCAACAGGAAACAGCGGCGCGTTCGACCCTACGTCAGGCAACATCCTGAAAGCTGATGTCCAGTCCGAAATCCCAAATCCTGCGCAGCAATCTGACCAGATGAATTTGGAGAAATACAAGGACACACCCGGCTGGTCAGTGAATCTTACGCGTTCGTTCTTGGAACAAGTCGGCTTCGGTGAAGGTGGCAAGGTTGATAAGACAATGCGAGGGTGGATGGACAAAGCTGCTGACAAGATTGTCACAGAATTCCCCGGCGTTACGAGCACTCTTCGTAAGGTATCTTCTAGCTTTGGTCTTAACACGGAGTACACACAAGCTGCATCTGTGTCCAAACAAGAAAAGCAAGGGGGTTTGGTTGAGGCTGAATCCCTGATGCAGCGCCTGTACCGTTCTCCTGCAGATGCTGTGCGTGTGTTTAGTTACTTGAATGGTGACAACAATGCCCTGCAAGAAACAGGTCGCGACGCGGTTCTACGGGATACAGCTGACTCAATCAAAGAACACATTGACTCTTACATTGAAACGTTGGCACCAAAAGACAAGCGTATGTTTGAAGGGCTAAAGTTCACAGACAAGCTTTTAAAACCAGAAGGCTTAGCTGACTTGGCTAAGAAGTCGTTCGGCATGCATAGTGTTAGCGCCATCTTCCGCCCAGAAGACCGCGTTGATCCAAACATCGATGACTTTAAAAATCTGTTGCCAATGACAAATGGCGTTATTGACTCTGACAAACCACTGTTCCAAACGTTCGAGACTCTTGGTGGTCAACGCCTACCTAACGGTTTCATTAGTGAAGAAAAAGCAAACGACCATCCAGAGCTCGACATCGACCGCAGTCGTGTGTGGTATTTCGATGGAAAGAAAAACGGCCCGAACGGTGGTTTTAAATTCCGTACGCGTAACATCAGCGGTGCTAACCTGATCGACGTTGCCAAACGTATGGGCGACCCTAACCTTTCCACACAGGAAAAAGAAGAGGCCGCTCAGCAGATTAGTTCTGCGATGCTCACCACAATTGCAGCCTTGTCACATAATTCTGCTACCAAGAACCTGTTCGCGTCTATGGAGCCTATGGGACGCAACGAGGACAAGTCCGCAACGGAAAGCACAGTTGTCTTCAACAGTGTAGATGAGATTAACTCGGTGTTCCCTAACCGCAAGCTAACAGAAAAGAATCTGTTGCAAGCTGCAGCTGATGAGTCAGACATAGATACCATTCGCAAGGAAGCACAGCGCGGTGATGTTTGGGTAAAGCTTCCTGATACAGCCCACTACGGCCCTCTACGTGGGAAAATAATTTCTGGTGGTGTATGGAGCAACTTGTTGGACATGCACGAGCGTCAGCCAATTCTGAGAAGCCGAATTCTTAATGAAACCATGGCGGCGTTTAAGAAGAACAAGACCGTGTTCTCACCCGCCACGCATGCTAACAACATCCTGACCAACTATTCGCTCATGTTGTTGCATGGTATTTCGCACAAAGCTATTGGTGATGCGGCTAACTTGCTAGTTAGATACGAAGCAAACCCCGGCTCGCTGACGGAAGATCAACGCGCATTGATGAAGGCGTTCTACAAGTCTGGTGCCGTGCTTGGCAACTTTACCAACGCAGAAACAAAAACATACTTGGCGCAGAAGTTGGCGCAAAACATTACGCAGAAAAATGATCGGTCATTGTTAACTAAGTTGTCCGCATGGGCTGGGTACGAGCAGGAGTTTTCTAAGTACGCTTCCAAGCTTGCCCGTGGTGCTAAGCTTACCGACAGCGCGTTCTCTGAAGTGTACGCCGCTGGTGATAACGTGTTCCGTCTAGCCGCGTTCCTTAATGTTGCAGGTAATCTACAGGCTAAGAACGACGGTGTGCTTGGTGACGCACAGCTAAAAGAAGCTGGCCTTGCAGCTCGTAAGATGTTCCTCGACTATGACATCGATTCCCGCGCTGTTAAGTTCGCTCGGCAAACTGCGCTTCCGTTCATTTCGTGGTCGTACGCTATCACGCCAGTTTTAGGTCGTCTTGCTATTACAAAGCCATGGACGATGATTAACATGATGGCGGCTCTCTATGCAATGGGCATGATGGGTGACGATGACGAGTGGCGTAAGACTGGGCCAAAGGCTGTTCGTGAGCGGTCTTTATGGGGCATGGGGCCATACAAGATGATTCGTATTCCATTCATGGGCGACGATGAAAATCCTATGTACTACAACATCGGCAAATCAATTCCAATGATGTCTTTGTTTGAGCCTGCACAGGGTAACGCTAAACTAGGTGGGTTCGACTGGATACCCGGCGTGTTGCAACCATCAGGGCCATACGTTACGCTGTTAGCTAATACGTTACTGAACGTAGACCCATTCACTGGCAAGCCAATCTACAACGAAACGGATGATAACCTCGACAAAGCTATGAAGTCAGGCAAGGCAGTGTGGGACACATTCGCGCCAGCACCGCTAACGTTTAGGACTGGTGGTCAGGTCATGGACTGGGCCCAAGACAAAGAAGGCCCAACTGGCAAGCCTAATGATGGCCTCGTGTTCGCACGTTTGTTTGGACTCAGCGTGTACCAGTACAACGAAGACGAAACTAAGTATTATCAAGATGCTGAGGTTAAGAAAATCAAGAGCGAGTTCAAGAAGGTAATGAACCAAGCTAAGCGTGATGAGTATAGTAAAGGTTATCCTGACTATGACGCACTAGACGCAAAGCTCGAAAAACTCAGCGAAGGTCTCGAGAAACGTATTGCTGAAATCAGAGGAGATGAGTGATGGCTAAGACACCTGCATGGCAACGTAAAGAGGGCAAGTCCGAAAAGGGCGGCTTGAACGCCAAGGGGCGTGCCTCTTACAATAAAGCAAACCCCGGGAAGCCGGGGCTCAAGGCTCCTCAACCAGAGGGTGGCCCACGTCGAGATTCATTCTGTGCCCGCATGGAAGGCATGAAAAAGAAATTGACTAGCGAGAAGACGGCTAAAGACCCGAACTCCCGCATCAATAAATCGTTACGCGCTTGGAACTGTTAACTTAACTGGAGGTTATTATGATGCCCTTTAAAGGTAAAGAGTCGAAGAAAGAGGAAGCCAAGGAAATGAAAGCCGCTGGCTCTAAGAAGATGTACATGAAGATGGAAAAAGCCGAAGGCAAAAAGTCCACTTCATTCAAACCATGCCCCGGCTGTAAGATGCCTGCCAAGTGCAAAGCCGCTGGCAAGTGTATGGCTAAAGGTAAATAATCATGGCTACCAAGCCCGGCCTCTATGCCAACATCAACGCAAAACAGGAGCGCATTAAGAATGGCTCCGGTGAAAAGATGCGTAAGGTAGGCAGCAAAGGCGCTCCCACGAAAGCTGACTTCATCAAGTCTGCAAAGACTGCGAAGAAGAAATAATGCCTTTCACGTCTGACAAACAAGCCCGCACTATGCGGGCCGCTGCGCACAATCCTAGCTTCGCTAAGAAGCTAGGTATTAAAGTCAAAGCTGCCAAGAAAATGGTAGCCCATGACAAAGCCAAGGGCGCTAAGCCCAAGGCCAAGAAGTAATTACTTCATCCCTGCTGAGCGTGTTCGTGCAAACGAACGATTCGCAGACTTGGAAACTGCGCGGAGGTTGCCTCCGCCATTTCCACCACCCTTCGCAATGGGCTTCTTGTGATCGACGTCGAGGCCATCGCCCTTGCGGACGACGCCTTTCTTTTCCATATGCCGACGAGCCGCGTTGCGGTCAGCTCGGTTAGCGATCTGTTCAGGACGCCCTTGGTAGTTGGCGTATTCCTTTTTGTAGTCACGTGCCATGATGTTTGCCTCACAAAAGATGGCTTATTGTCCCACAGCTGTGCCATTTAGAACAGCCAGTAACACAGGACTTTGTTCCCTGAATGATGTGCCGGTCAGCGTGCTTGCAAAACGTGGGTGGTTCAGGTTCACAATAAGGCAGTTGGTCTGACCGGGGCTTCTGTCCTTACAACCCTTGAACACAGTCACACGCTCGCGCTTAGCAATCAATGCACCGTTGGCCTGCAGTTCACGCTCAATACGGTCAAGGCTGTCGCTCGTTCTGTTTAGCCACGCTCTGAATAAAGTCAAGTTGAGTGCCGCCACACTACCGGGCATGACGGGGGTCTTCGCATCATAGACAACCTTGATACGTGCAACGGCTTTCTCTGGAGCGGGCTGTGTCACCTGTTCCTTGCCTGATCCGTAGACCTCTGTGCAATGCACCAAGCGGTCGTTGTGTTCCATGAGGAACTGGCCGATGGTGTCGAACACGTCAGACTTACTCTCAATGGCCGCCTGACGAGTCTGCTTAACGCGCTCGATCATGTACTCAATCGTTGCTTTGATGTCGAACGGGAACAAGCCCAAAGCCTGACCGATGCGACCCATGCCCCATGATGCAATGAGTAGCGTTCTGTAGAAGCGCTCTTGCGGCTCGAACAGAAAACCGAATGTCTTATTGAACGACGCCTCAGACCAGTTCCACACAGGTTCTGGGCCACCCTTGTCGAGCACAACTTGCACAAGCTCAGGGAAAGCCCATCCGTTGTTCTTCTCAACAAGCGCAAAGAAATCATGACCATTGCTGTGGCCGTCTTCACGTGTTGCAACAAATAAACGGTCGTGCTGATGGAACTCTAAGCAACGCGCCTTCAGTGGGTCGTTGCCCGCGCGAGCGTTTTCAAATTTGTTGTACAGCGAATAGTTCGATGTCATGTGAGTTGGCCCACACCATGTAGCAGGCTTACGAAGCTCACGCTCTTTCGTCATGGTAATCTTTTCACGGCCTTGGCTCAGTGTGTAAGCCATGTCCGCCATAGCCTCGTCGTCTGCTACCGTGACTTCATCAATACTGCAAGGCAAGCTGTTGAGCATGCCGCGTATCCCGTAGAAAGCATTCGCTGAGTCCTGCTTGCTCAGGAACAAAGCCTTGGGGCTACCGATCAAACTGTTAACAGCAATGATCGACAGTGATTTACCAGTTGTTGTCAAATCAGAGTAAACCGACACGATGGCTGTGGCGTTACCCGCCGCAGGGCCAAGGATGCCTACAGTAGCAGTCAACAGCGACGCACGAATGTTGTCAGTGCCGGGCAAGTTCAGCATCTCCATCGCACGAACAAACTCAGAACGTTCACCATGCGGGCCAATGAGCTTAGCGTAACTAGCGGCAGGGCCACGCAGACGTGTGTCTGTTGCACCAATGCTTGAGCCAAGAATAGTCTGGCCGCACATGAACGAGCCATCCTCTTGCCAACCGAAGTTGATGAAATCCAAACCTGTGGGCGCTTGCTGTTGCACCATGGATAAATAGTCCATCAAATAGCTCCTTACCTTTTCCTGTTGTCCTGCGTTCTTAATGTAGATTTGTTGGTTCAATAAGAACCCTGAGAAGTCCTTGCCGATCGATGCGAGCACAACGATCTCGTGTTCAGTTTCTTTCCACCCAGTCATCGGGTATTTGGTCAACAGCCTGAATGCTGACTTGCGACTTGCAGGGTCGTGGTACACACCAGTGATGTGCATCTCGTACGGGCTGACGTGATCGAACTCAGTAACTTCCTGTGCGACTTCATTGCCGTTTGCATCGGTTGTCGTGATCTCAGTCTTGACCTCACGCATGATGTTGTTGTTCTGAATCGCATAGCCCTTGGGCAGTGTGAACGTGAACTCTTCGCCTGCCGCAGTAACGACTTCGGTCTCAGTCGCAACGGACAACTGCGCAGGGCTTGTAATGTTTCCACGGCTTGGGCAACCCTCGCATCCCTTCGCACAGAACTGCTCGAACTTCGCACATGTTGTTGGGCCAGTGCCGTTCCAACCGTTGAGCTTGTTCATGCTCGCATCGAGATCGAAGTCAGGGTGTTTCCCTGCAATCTTGATGACAGCTTCTTTTACGTCCGTGCAATGTTTGGCCAGACCAAGTGAAGCACGCCATAGAGGCTCATCGACATCCCGACCAGCAGCATCCAGTACGCCGCCAGAGTCGACAAGCGCCCTGACCTGATTGCATCTTGCGGCAACTGCGTCGAGGACGACGTCGTTTGAGTTGAGCACTGCATCAAGTATCGAGGACTTCCCGCCTTTGCGTGAAGCTGTTGCCTTCTTAGCTGTTGGGCCTTTGTTAAACCACGGCTTGAGAATTGTGAAGAGCGAAGCAGGATCGTAGTCTGGGCAGTCCGCAACACACTTGACTTCCTTCCATGGCTGTTGCTTCTTATGATGCGTGCCGACTGGACGTAGCACCATGGATGGATCGTGGATTTTAGATGTGTCAATTACAACTCCCTGTTCTTCCAACGCAACGCGAAATGCAATGGAGGCTTTTTCCCAGTGTTCTTTGCTGACAACCTGTGTCAGAGGCCAGTACAAGTGCACGCCATTACCTGACGAAATCACCATGGGGTCTGGCATACCGATAGCCGCGAGCGCGGGCATCATGGCCTTCATGCCTTCGGCCTTGGTTGCGTACGGTGTTTTACTGCCGATGTCTAAGTCAAGTGCAAGTGCTTTGAACCACGTTGCTTTAACTTGAGTGCGTTCAATCTTTTCACGGCCATCTGGCCTAGTAACTCTGTTGTTTGCGAATGCACCAACAGAAAAATAAATAGTTGTTTCGGGCTCAGTGTCCCACATTGAAATGTTTGCAACAGCTTCATCGATGTCTGCAAACGAGCCGCGGTTCCAACCGAACCCACGGGGATTTTGGCCTGAGTGGTCAGGCTTGTGTGCCATGATGACGACTTCGTCACGTTGGGCAAATATACGAGTAAGAAAGTTTTTTGTGTCCAAGACAAGCCCCTAGATGAAAAACCCCGGAGTTACCCGGGGCGCGATTTACGTTTTTATTTTATAGCTCGTCAAACAAACTGTCGAGCTTTGCCGCTAATTCATCTGACGCTTTTACTGGGGCAACTACGGGTTTTGCCGCCTTGACAGGAGCCGCTACTGGTGCAGGTGCTTCCTCTTCATAAGCGTCATCAACAGCGGGTGCCGCAATAGCTGCCTTTGGAACTGGAGCTGCAATAGCAGGCCCTGCCGCTTGAGGAGCGAGTTGACGAGTAGCTACTTTAACAGAATCACTTGCGATCAAAGTGTCGACGCGAGAAATTGCTTTCTCTGGCACATAACCTTTTTGTTTGAACGTGATCTTGGGATAGCTAGCCGCATCATCAAAGCCCAGCTCAGTGATAACCTCTTCAGGGCCAATGCCATAGTTGCCAAGCTCTTTGAAATATTCACGTAAGGCTTTCATGCCAGACACGGGAACAGTCAGGCTGTAGACCTTTGATGGATCAGCCGCGGCCACCACTGCCAAGTGACGTTGGTCAGCACACATCTTAGACTTAGCACCAGAGGGTAGAACCTTAGAGCCAAGGACGTTGTTAGGGCAGTCAGCGCAACTGGTGTGCACGGGAGCCTCGACACTAGCGTCAGCCTTGAGGCCATCATTCGACCAACAATCTGGACGGACGTTCTCAGCAGAGGCATCGAATGCTTTCGCATAGAACACCTTGGACACGCGTGGGTTAGCACCAACGATGATGGTGTCCAGTGTGACGCCAACTGTTGTTTCTACGCCATCTTCGCTCAGGCGGTAACGGCCTGCACGAATGCTGATACGGGGAATGCCACCGCCGCTGTCACTGCCAACGATGGCAGAAGCGACTGCTGACTTTGTGCCCGCTTGTTGGCGGGCGGCGATACGAGCTGCAATGTGTGCAGGTACTGTTTGAATGTTGCTCATGATTATTCCTTTATGGGTTGCTGTCTGTAACTACGCCGTGAATACCACGTGACCACAAAAGATTACTTGTAGCCACTGCGCCTGCCGCAATTAATTGCGCCGCGCTATAACGATCTTTATTAGCACGGGGGTAGCCCGGGCCAACGTATATATCGCTGTTTCTAAAGTGAGGTACGTATGTAACATCTTTAAATTTGTATGTTACTTGTGCTCCGATTGGAGCGGCTTCCGCTGAAGTCCGTTTCATATTATTCCTTTGCTTGCGCTTTACGCAAATTAAATACACGAGTAGATGAGAAGTTGACACCGGGAGGTGGAGCGCCGTTGGCTTCAATGAAACTCTTGACTCCCAGTTTCGATGCGCGGGCTTCTACCATGTCCCACGAATCGTTTTCCTTGCAATACGCAAAGAACTCTTCACGCGACGCAACCGTCGCGGTATGGTGTGTCGACCAATAGGCCGTACCAGAATTTGTCTTGACTGACTCGAGACCGTCTTCCTGCGCTTTGGCAGTCATCCAGTTCTCAACGGCAACAAGCTTTTCCATAAGCTTGGCCTTGTTGGCTTTGTGCTCACGCTCAAGAGCGTCAATAGCACCTCGTACCTGCAGATATTTCTCTGCGGCTAATTCGTAGTTCATAAGTAAGTCCTAACTGTTTAACTAATCGTCACTGTTGATGCCTTGCACCAAATTCAAAAACTCCACCAATGTGTTCTGCTTTGCGCGGAGTCGGCGGTATAACTCTGCTTCAAAGCCTGTGGCCCAGATGTGCCATACAGTCGTCTTGCCAGTTGTTGTCAACCGGCGAATCCTTGCATTGGCTTGCTCATACTGCTCAAGTGAATAAATCGGAGCAAACCAAACAATGTCTTTCGCACGTGTCAAAGTCAATCCATGTGCCGCAACCTTTGGGTGAGCCAACAAAATCTGTGGCTTGTCCGTGTGTTGAAAGTCGTTGAAGATTTGGTTGCGATCGTTTTTGCTAACGTCACCGTGAACCGATGCAACATCGAATCCATCAGCAGTTAACTTCGCTTGCAACTCATCTTGTACGCCTCGAAGCGGAACAAATATGATGACCTTGTCACCAATCTCATTTAGCAATTCAGTAAGTGTATTATACCTCAACGAGCCATCGATTGCAATCTTACCGGTCTCGCTGTACACGACACCGCAGCTAATTTGCAACATCTTACTCAACACCACTGCCGCATTCGCAGCAGTCACTTCACCCGCCGCAAACACAGTCACGGCTTTGTCTTTCATTTCCTTAAACGCTTTTTGTTGTTGAGGTGTTAACTCTGTCTTGCGACCAACGAAGTTAGTGTCGGGCAAATCCTTGCACTCGTCAAGCGAAAAGCGAATCGATGGTTGCAAAACTTTCTTGCATGTATCAAGTGCATCTTTTCTCGGTGTCCACTTAAACGTCGTCACCTTCTGCATCACCATGTCTTTGAACGTCGTGAAGCTCTTGGGGCAAGTGGGTGAATCCACTAAGCGTGCAAGTGTCCATGCGTCCGCAGGCGTCTGAGAGATCGGCGTACCAGTGAGCATCCACAGCCATGGCTTGTGCGTCTGCATCCACTTAGCAAATATCTTGTAGCGCTGTGAGCTCGGTGACTTCAGTGCTGTAGCCTCGTCGTAAATTACTACGTCGAAGTCCTTGAGGTCAGGTGCCATGTTACTAAAGCCATCATGGTTAATGATGAAGTACTGCACACCGGGCTTCTCTAGCAATTGCTTACGCTTCTCCTTCGTACCAGTGACGATCACAAACGTGCGGTGCGGCAAGTGGTGCTTAAGCTCCCTGCCCCATACAACGGTCAGCGTCGACAACGGTGCAATGATGAGAACCTTCTTGGCCACACCTTCGTCAAGCAGGAAGTCCGCCGCCCAGATAGAGCTAATAGACTTACCAGTACCCGGTGCGTTGAGGCACAGGGCACGCTTGTGTGTTGTGAGAAATGCCGCAGTGTCCTTCTGGTGATCCATCGGCGCGAACCGTGCGGGCCATGTGTAGTAGTGCATGATCGGAGCCGGAACACTAAAGCCCAAGTTCTTCAGCACGATGGACTCATCGACACCATACGGCACAGCAAGCATGGACTCACCACCATGCATGAACGTCTTGGCATGCGGCATCAGAGACTGCACAGTGGCATTCTCATTGCTGTTGATAATGATCTTGCGCTTATCAGGTATTACAAGCATGTCAGTGCAACCCAAGCTTTGAATTCCATTTCCCACACGTCTACGGACGTCTCACGAACGATCCAGACTCTTCCTCCGCTTTGTAGTATCGCGCTGATCTCTTTGTTCTGGTGGGCTGTAGTAGTGCCTTTACCGAACTTGGTCTCAATAGCAAAAAAATTACCATCAACGTGGCCCACAAAGTCAGGCACACCAGACCGACCAAAGCCATTAGCAGATGGCATAAACCACCAACACTTGTCAGTAGCTTTGAGTACATCCTTGACAATCTTTTTAACATCGCCTTCATTCTTCATCGTTTACCTTTCAGTCGTGCGTCAGGGCAGATGTCCTTAGCCGCACACCATGGGCACAAGCCCGAGGGTTTAGTTTTAAATACACCGAGCTCAATCACGTCTTGCACCTTAGTGAACCGAGGCTTCAGTGCCCGCCACATTGAGTCCAAGAACCTGCGTTCGTACGTTGCGTTTGTCGTCTCGTTGAACTTGAGCCAGATGAATGACGTCTTGACCTTTGTCACTTCAGGGTAGTGCCAGAACACCATGGCCGCGAACAACTGCAACTGTGTTGGGTTGTCCTTCACTTTGCCGGTCTTGTAGTCAAGGCAGTACGCAGTGTCACCGTCCACAACAAGCACGTCAGCAATTGATCTGATCCACACATCCTTAGCAAACCAGTCAACAGGCTTGAGGTCAGCATTGACAGCCATCTGGTGCTCGAACAATTTCTCGCCCGGTCGTTTCATGATGACGTCGACAACACTGCCCCACTGCTCTAGCGTTTTGCGTCCTTCAGCGGACAACGAGTCGAGGTCTAGCACACCACGGCCTTTAGCTTCTAGCAACTTGTGAACACGGTCTCCGTACTCGGATGCCTCGTTCGATGTGTTGAGCACGCGCTTGGACACGTACAGGTAATCGAACTGAGCCTCGCATGTTTCAAATGTTGACAGACGACTAAAAGACAGCGGCATTGGTTGGGTCATAAGTTTCCTATTTCGCCGCACCATATGACGGGCCAACACCCGTCTCACAAGATACGGGAATGCTCCGACACCACTTGGGCGTCAAAGCTAGGCACTCTTCCATATAGGCACGAGCTTCAGTAAGTTCTTCATTTGGTACCACGCACACTGCTTCGTCATGGACTGACAGCTTCACGGGATACCGTTGGTTAATACGTGCAGTTTGCCACATAACGATCCGCATTGCAGCATGTTGCGACAAATTTTCTACAACTTTCGGGCCGAAGATGCGAACACGTTGTTTTCCCATCAGGTATGTCCACTCTTTGCCGTCCCACTTCAGGTCGTGGTACATGACACCGGGCTCACCGGGTCGGCCAAAGCCATCCTTCTGCGTAATAAACCAACCATTGACGTCCACGTTCATCATGGTGCAACCATTGGCGATGTCCGGCAGAATGACTTGCTGACAACGACCCCACAGATCGACGACCTTATGGTGCACTGAGCGGTACAGATTCACAATATCATACGCACGATCAAGACCGATCGGCTGAACTGACGGGTCAGTGCGCGACGCAATGCGAACCATCTCTTGGAATCGCTGAGCACCGGCACCGTATTGCAGGCCCAACATCGCAGTCTTGCCTAGGAAACGTTCAGCCTTGTCAGCCTTGGTAATGTCACGACCAAACAGCTTGGACGCAAAGTCACAGTACAAGTCAACACCCTTGGCCAACTTCTCCACCACGTCATCCTGTCCGGCCAAAGCCATCACAGTGCGAAGCTCAATGTTCGACGAGTCACCGACGAGCACAGTGTGTCCCTCGGGAGCAAGCAACGCATTACGCAGACCCGCGGACGGGCCACGAGCGGGGATGTTCTGCCAGTTGATACTGTTGCCGCCTGAGTACCGGCCAGTGGTCTTAGCGCCCCAGAAGTTGAGATACACCGGCAGTGGGCCACGCTTTGCAGTGTCCACGAACTTGAGCGCACGGGTCTCAGCGATGGTTGTCTTCACACCAAGGCGTGCGGCGACGAGCGTCTGCACCTGTGGGTTCTCATGGTCGAGCAAGTCGGTGAAGTTCTTGTCACTCTTAGCGAACGCAAACGTTTCCTTACCGGTTGTAGCACTGATCTTTTTGGGCGCGGGTACACCAAGCATCTCAAGCTGTTCAGCAAACTTGTCGTTCGACATCAGCGTGTCCTTGCCAACAACCAGTGAGCGCATCAGCATGTCCTTGCGAGTCACCTCGTCTTTGTACAACTGTTCCATCATGGCTACATCACCCACAAGCATGGGCTCAGTGAACATCCGCACAGTCATGTCGATCAGGCGAGTTTCTAGTGTAGGTGTGAACGCATCCATCTTCTCACCGATCGCACGGCACAGCCACGTGTCATGCTTGCAGTAATCTGCGTACGCCTCTAATTCCATGGGATTAAAGTCATTACGGCGTTTGCCCATTGCTTTAATAACTTCAGTGCCCTTGTCAGGGAACCCGAAGAATTTGGTTAAGTTAGCAAGTGAGTGAGAGACTAAGTGAGGGTAGAGCATGCGGGCTTGGGAGAGTGTGTCCATCCATAACCGCGGTCGTATCCCTAGTCGTTGCGTCAGCGCGTACCCGTCAAACAATGTGTTGTGGCATCGCACGGCAGAGTTAGCCCAGTCGTAGTTAGCGTGCATCCACGCCATGATTACAGATTCAGGGCCAGAGAACCACACAGGCGGCTCAGCGTTGCGTGCAACGCACACGCCAATGAATTCGAATCGATCGTCCATGATGTACGCATCAGTCTGCATCTTTGACAAACTGAATTGTGCATCGTAGTACGTCTCAATATCAACAGTGAGTATGTCCATTATTCATTCCATTCGAGTAGCGTCGCGGCTACTCTGTTAGTTAACAAGTCAGTAATTTCTTTGAGGTCGCTTGCAATGTGCACCGACCCGCCGATCTCCACAGTGTAACCGTTTTCAACTTGTTTAACTACTAAGTGAAGCGCACGATACGCCGACATCGTATATGGGTACGAGCTACCTGCAATAACTCCTTGCGCTGCGTTCCACTGTGCTTGGCTCGTAGTGAGCTGGCTCTGGCCAAGCATGTTGGATGTTAAAACCGACCCTGTAACCGCCCCTGTGTTCGCAGCGATGTTGTTATTAGCTTGACCGGAGCTACCGAATAATGAGTTAAGTAGTGACATTGTTTTCTTTCTTAGGTTCCCTTGGGTTAACGATCTTCTCAAGCACACGCTTGAGTATTTGCACGTGCATGATGTTGTCTTTGTTGCGTACGATCGCACGTCGGACAATGGCCGCACAGCGTCTGCGTTCTACTTCAGTGTCTACGAGGATCATAGAGGTACACTGCCGATTTGTTTGAGTGCGGCTTGCAGTCCTGCCAAGCCACCTACACGTTGGTCGTTGAAAAATATCTGCGGCATCTGACGTGCGTCGGGAAACTCCCTCAGCAAGTTCTTCAAGCGGTCGCCGAGTTCGACGTCAACGTCTGTGTACTTCAAACCAAGTTTGCTTAGTACCATCTTGGCAGTTTCACAGTTGGGGCAGTTAGCCTTTGTGTACATTGTTATGTTGATGTTGTTCATGTCCGATCTTCCTTTCTTGATATGTGTAAGTGAATTGGCACTTCTTGCATTGCTTCTGTTGCACATAGGCATGCTCATCTGGGTATGAACACCAGTCGCCGTACTCATGCTTGCAATCAGTGCGGAAATGGTCAATGACGCCAGCGACAACGACACCAACAATAATTAGCACCGGCCCTAGTAGGGCTAGAAATACGTCATTCATGCTTGTCCCCTTGCTCGGATGGCTTGTGCGTATGTAGGCCATGCCAATAACGTGCTCTTGTCTTCACACACCTTCGCACACGCCTCACGCTCGGCAGAAGCGACAAGGGCGGCAAAGCGTCTAAGTCCTCCATGTTCACCATCCATACCAACAAATCCAGCTTCTTGCGCCATGCGGGTAATTTCTTCTCTGTTCATACAGGTGCGTCCTCATAGTTTTCGGGGTTGAACTTCGGAACTCGGTTGCCCTTGTCCTTCGGGTTTGGGAACGGCGGAAACGGCCACACGTTGTTTCCTGATCGGGCAGTCGCGCCCTTGGATACAGTCGTAGGTGCAACATTCCATGCCACTACTTCTGATTCTGTTTTCACGTTCAATGCGTTCGAACTCATAGTCCTCGTCCGTCTTCATGGTTGCCCCCTTGTGTAGAGTGGAATTGGTTTGTACATGCTAGACGGTTTCTTCCACCTAAAGTATCTATGCCCTACTGCGTTCTCACACAGGTACCCTATTGGTGCGGGTATTTCAAGTTGCTTGGCGTAGTGTTCTGTTACAAGTGCAGCAAAGTGTTCAATGTCCCCGTGTAAAGTCAGTCCGTTGTCCTCTATCAGTTTATAGACTTCGTCGCTTGTCATTTCTTTGTCTCCACGATAGGTCTCATCTTGCGCTGACGAAACTCTTCCTTCACAAGTGCAATGGCTTTATCCATGTCTTTAACTGTAATGATGTCCATCTGTGCATCGTGCAGTTCCATCGCTAAGTTAAGCGCATTCATCTCGTCTGATTTGAGAATGAACCTGCCGCTCTCAGCCCCACGTTTACCTACTGAACGCAATGCGTCTAGCCCGCCTTTTACAACGTCAGCATACTCTCTACCAAAGCCAAGTCGATACAGGGCTTCTACTATGTTTACTGTTGCAATCAACGTGTCGATGTCACCGCGTGTCGCAAGTCCTTTAGTCAGTGTCGACATTGCCAAGTGGGTCTTGATCTTAAGCTCCACAAGGTACTGTTCATGTTTTGCCACGGGAGTAATACTCTCGAGGACGTAGCCCAATGGGTTGACGAGTACTGACCTAGGCCGATACTTGCTTCTCTTGCGCATCGTTGAACTCACGTAGTTTGTAAATGTAGTGCATCGCTTTGCCTGCGTCGTCGCTACCATCCTTACGTCCGGCACGCATGCTGTACTTGATGATGTTGCCCTTGAGGAACCCACGGAACTCGTCGGGTGTCATCACAGCTTCCATCACTGCCCATGGTTGGATTGGCATGTCCTTGTAGTGAGCGCCACCAACCTGCATATCGTCTGCGCGTTCAGTCATTTTTCTCGTCTTTCTTTTTAACTTGTTTAAGGTTGCGTCCAGTCACGCGGTTAGTCCAACACGAGGCACAAATCCAACGTGACGGATTCATTTGTACGCCGCCCTCTGGCAGTCGCAGCTCTTCACACTTGTTACACAACCGAGACTTGTGCACCGGTTGCTCGCTACCAATTGACAAGTGGTTGTTTACAAAATTACTCTTCATCCGATTCATCCCAAATATCGTCAGGCCACACAAGCACGGGTGTCTCAACGCCCAAGTAGCCACCTTCAATGTTGAACTCAATAAACTCACGCGCTTCCTCGGCGGTCATGCCGTCACGCATAAGTATCTCCCGTATTTTCTCGGCGTCATACACCAGTACAGATACCATGGTGCTGTCTCGCCAGATGCTTGCAGGGCCAATGATGGCCTCGTCATAGCCATCGTACTTAATCATTGCACGTCTTTCTTCTGTAGCTCGTCCAGTGGTTTCCAACCGAAGCGACGCCACACAGATTGCACATCTGCACCGGCAGTCCACACGAAGCGGTCATCGTCGGCGGGAATCTGAGGGAAGCACACAGAGCGTACAGGGATGCCCTTGTGCGTGACAGGAGTTTGCTGATTCATGATAGTTGTCCTCATATGATTGGCTTGAAACAAATTGACCCCACGACCTCGCCGCGATTGACGATGTCGTAGAACTTCCCAACGCTCTTGGCACCGGCACGTGCCATGTCGCTGAGTACCACAGTCATAGAACGTCCCAGTGTTGAGACGTACACAACGAGGTTCTCTTCGTCGACGGACAACCACTCACGGTCTTGGTCGATGTTGACGCCCAGTTCCTCAAACCCGCGCACGAGTTTGGTCTCGATGCGGGTCAGTCGGTACATAACGTCTTTAGATAAAGTCGCGTTCATATAGTTCTCACAATGCAACAGTAACCCTTGTGCCGAATGGTTCGGTCGGGTGTGAATAGCCGATGTCGGCCCAGATAACAGGGAAGGTTGGTTCCTCGCATTCCTGCAAGTTGCCCTCCATGTCGGTGAAAAAGATCAGGCCGCAGTAGCGGTCGTCACTTGTAGCCAAGTGTTCGAACACTGGTTGGAATCGTGTGCCGCCACCACCCTTGGGGTGTAGCTTAAGCATGTCGTCGCGCTCGAAGCGCTCGACCTTGGTCACACTGTAGTCGCAGTACACAACCTCGATGAACGATGGTTGCAAGTCGTCAACGATCGCCTGAATCTCAGCGGCAATCTGGTTGCATTCCTTGGGGCCCATCGAGCCTGACGTGTCAAAGCCAATAGCCAAGCCACCGAGCGAGTCAGTGCGAAGCGATGGCATGTACAAGCCAGAGCCAATGAAGCGACGTGAAGGACGCAGGTACGTGTAGTCAGCGGCAGATGATTCTGTCAGCATGGAACGAGTCACGTCTTGCCAACGCACATGGGGTTGACCTACGTTGTCAAGGACACGATCGATGAGGGTAGAACCCTGACCACATTCCTTGGCCATCTTAGCGGCGGCAACAATGGTAGCTTCCATGTCGACACGAGTCGCCTCGTCTTGTGCATCCTCGAGATCACCCTTGCCATCGAACCCGCCTGCATTGGGCTGACCATCGCCCTCGCCCTCGCCATCACCGGAGCCCGAGCCACCCATAGGGGGCGGAGGATTTTCCTTGAGCTTGGCATAGACTTCCTCGGAGGACATGCTCTCACGTACCCACGACAAGTTGACGCCGCCCTTGGGTAGTTGCCACCCACGGCTACGGATGTAGGCGTTGATGAGTGCGTCATTGGCGTAGTTCCACAAGCTAGGGTCACGGCCATCGCGACGCCACATGTGCATCATGACAACGTGCACAGCCTCGTGTAACACGAGACCGAACAACTCCTCGTCAGTCAGTGGATCACAGAACGCAGGGTTGAAGCGAACCCATGTGCCATTGGTACCGGCAGTGGATACCTTGTCAGAGACCTCGCGCTTGACGCGTGTCATGACGGCGGCAATGAATGATTCGCGCAGACCGAGCTTGCTGTATGCAACATCGATGCGGTCAGATAGTGTGCTCATAATTTCTCCAGTAAGTAAACAAGTTAATCCCATGGGATTAGGTCAATTATATTCCAATGCGAACAACGACTCAACAAACACACGCGCAGTGGCAAGGTCATCGAAGCTCTGCACATCGTCGAACGTGTTGCGTGTCACAACCCAACCCTTGTCTGAGTCAAGTAACCCAGACATGTTGTAGGCAGGGCGGACGAACGCAAACGCATGCCTGACGTGCATCTGCTTGAGTGAGCTAGCCCGCGAGCGTTTCTCAACATAGGCAGTCCACGAACCCACGGGTGTGTTCTGCCATTTGAGCTCGGGTCGTTTGTCAACCATCTTCATTTCATTGCAAACGCCGCTTGGTTGGCAATAGCCCACTGTGTGAATGCCGCGCTCTTAGTGATCGTGCGGTCACGCTTGTGTGCCAGTTTGATGGTGAGTGTCTGCACCTCGCCGGGCATCTTAGCCAAGAACTTCCATGCCTTGTCGAAGTTGGTAGCGTCGAGGCGTGTAGCCAAGCCCATAGCGACGCAATAGCGTACGTTGAGTTCCTTGGGCACAGGCACGTCCTTGCCTTGCAAGATGTCCTCGATACGTGGCATGGATTCCCATACACGCAGGTGTGTCTCGAAGATCATGGCCGCCTCTTCACCGACGTCACCCTTGATAAGCTCGACGCGATCCTGCACGGGCAGGTCAAGCTCCAGTGTGTGCGACACAGCGAACCATGAACGTGGTGAGGGGAAGGGACGAATGTCACCAGTGGGCTCGAACTTGTGCAACAAGTCAGGGCGGTCTTGCAACAGAGACAGAATCTCTGGGCGAATGCCACGTGTGATTGCATGGGCAACGAAGTCGTCGATCGTGGTGTTGACGTCGATGTCACACATGCGGTTCTGTAGCGGTGCGGCTAGGTTAAACGTCACGCCTCGGTCGGTCTTGCGATTGCCTGCGGCAATGACCATCCACTCAGGGGGAATGCCGAAGTCCTCGGGCGTCAGGCACAACTGGTATGCGGCGGCCTGCACTGAGGGGGGAGCTGACGTGATCTCGTCAAGGAACAGTAGACCTGCACCTGACTCGGGTAGGAAACCGGGGCGTGCCCAGTGTGTGCGGCCATCGACAACGTGCGGGATACCACGAAGGTCAGTGGGCTCCATCTGTGCAAGGCGAAGGTCGACGACCCCTTGCCAGTTAGATACATGCTCAGACAATAGCTTGCTTGTCTGGAACACAACCTCGGACTTGCCGATGCCCGATGGGCCACGCAAGAAAGTTGTACGTGCTCGTGTCTTGTCGTTGAGGTAACGCTTAACGAGGATGGGGGTAACGTGTGCAATACGCATGATAATTTCCTATAAGTGAACAAGTTGAAAGGTGCCGATGAACCGCATCGGCTACGGGTAATCCCATGGGATTAGTTTAGGGGAGAAACGGGCATGCCGTCAACAACGTCAGTTGGTGCGGCCTCAGCGGCGGCACGTGCTTCCTGCTCTTGAGCTTGCGCTTGTTGGATGATGTTGTCGATCATTCCACGCATAAGACCATGAGGGCCTGCGTCGAGGGTACGCAACAAAACCTGCAATGCGTTAGCATCAAGATTCATCTCGAGTTTGATTTGGTAGTTCATAAGTTTCCTTGGGTTAATAAGTACCTGCGGCTAAGCAGGCATACAGTTTACTCTCAGTCAGAGTCCAGTGCAAGCTCAGCGTACTGAGCTGTTGTAAATTGTCTAAGCGCTATGTTGTTAACAGTCGACTGACGCTTGGTACGCTTGTGTCGCTGTGCAGTCCAGTCGTATGTCACCTCTTCAGCTTGACACAACAGCGGGAACAGTTGCATGGCTACGTCAGTAGTCACCACAAGCCCTTGACCACCGAGCTCAATGATGCAGTATGTTTCGGGCTTGGCCATGATTACTCCAGACGCAGGACTTCTAAGCCCTTGCCATCATTGGTCAGTGACGATGTTGTAGCACCAGAGCCAAACACCTTGGCACAACGTGACGACACAGACGAACGCAGTGACTGCATAGGTAATCCGTCAGGCAAAGCGATGATCGCTGACTGACCAACACCTAGGGTGTCAATGACTGCTCGGTAGTCAACAACACCACGCACGTCAACCACTGGCTTAGCAGACTTCTTAGGTGCGACGACAAGCTCGCCATACTCATAGCCCTCGGGTGAAATGATCTTGAGATCACAGCCTAAGTTAGTGAGCTGATTGGCAAGGCGTTCGATGGTTTTTTCTGTAATAGACATGGTTTAGTCCTCCAACATTGAGTTAATAGAATCGAGTAATGCAGTTGTCTGAATGTTGACCTCTCGACGTTTCTCAGGGTCGTCACGCAGTTGTTGTGGGTGTGGCGTTGTGTCCGCCACGGTCTTAGCTAGCGACAAGATGTCGTCAGGCAAGATGCCTGCGAAGTCATGAAGCAAGTTAATTTCTTCAGCGATGTTCTCGCACACTGAGTCACGGAAGATCGGTGAACGTACCTCAACGGCACCAGTTTTCTTGTTGATGATCTCGCGGTCAGTGCGGCCAGTCACCTCATGTAAGCGAGCGACAACTTCCTTCAGACGCTCCAGTGGTGCACGCAGTACAGCGTTCATGGATTCCTTGGTCGCGTCCTCCACTTGTTGCCTGAGTGTGTTGAGCTCGTCCTCCTGCATAGCTACACGGAAGTCGGTCATGTCAGTGATCGGGCGGTAGTTGATACGGAAGCGGAATGCACTACGCAAGTCAGTCAGGTCAGGGTAAGCGTTGGGGTCGAACAGCTCACCTTGGCTAGCTTGTGCATGCATCATGACGTTGCCCCAGTTGTTGAGGAACGCAGTCACGGCCTGCTCGAACTCGATCTCGAACTTACCCATGCGCTCAGTGAACTGCATGAAGCGTGCCGAGGGGAGCATGTCCTGCCCTCTGTCCCACGGGTAGGTTGTGCTCTCGATGTAGGCACGGGCTTGTGACTCGACCATGTTGATCGGTTGCACCAGTGACTTGGGATACAAGTCCTTGCGGTACTGGCCTGCACCATGGGCGTTGTTGGCACGCTCAGCGTCTGAGGTAGCCTTGGCGTCCTTCTGAGTCATCTGTGGTTTGCTGACTGACAGGGACACTAGCAATGCGTGATCTTTAATAGACATAAAATTCTCCAGTTAAAAAGTTAATCCCGTGGGATTAGAGGGCGTCACGGATGACGGTGCGGACAGCTTCCTCGAAGTCACCGCCTGAGAAGTTGGGCTCATAGTCAGTGAGTTTCTGGTCGACAACATCGTCGATCTTGGAGTCGAAGTCGAAGTCGTTCATGGCGTCCTCTACCTTTGACTCGACCTGATCGTCGATGTAGACAGCGGTTGCGTTATGCACAGCCTCGCGTGTCTGGTCGTCGTCGTTAAGTAACTCAATGAGTGAACTACGTAATGCCTCTGCGTCAAGCGCAAGCACTGCCTGAGTCTCAGCTTTCATCTTGCTGATAACTGCGTCTGCAACGTCCGACACAAGTTTGTCGTACACGCCACCAAAAATTGATAACATTTGTGATTGATCCATGATGATCTCCAGTGAATAAGTAAAGTGAACAAGTTAATCCCACGGGATTACGGAAAGAACAAGGGGTGTGGGCGATCCCCTAGTCCATAGTCATTATTGTACCACTATGTGGTGTGGATGTCAAGTCAAGGGCACGTGCAGTTGTAGCTCTAATTGTCCGGGATGCAACGACCTGCGTTTCTCCCATTCCAATTCCTTGATGGCCTCATTGATCGTGGAAACCTTGTCCTCAACCAAGTCAGTGTCAAGCGGCAGGGAACTCTCGTACCCACCTACGTTGTACACGTGCTCGAAGTCAGGCTTGCCATCAATCATCTGCGTCACCTCAAGTCGCACCCAATGCCAGTCCTCCTCATACCAACCCTTGAGATACTTGTAGTCCTGTTCGACCGCCTTGGTGCAATCCTCGGGCGTCTTGTGACCCCACTCCCTGCGTGCAATGTCAAGCGTCGAGAAAAAGTCGTAGTACAGCCGATGCACTGTGCGTCTGTCGTACCTGAACAGTGGTTTCAGCATACGCAAGCGAGTCTCTTCCTCAAGGTCAGGTTCCTCGTCGATGATGTGTTGCTCCAGTTGCTCAGCGTTCAGCGGGTTCCAATCCATCTCGAGCACAATCCCGTGGCCGTCCGACCACTCGAGCGGGGAGCCTGCGTCATAGTCTTGGTACCAACGCACTCGGTACACCTTGCCGCACTTGTGTGTGAACATTTCCTCATGTGTGATGTCGTCGTCATAGCTCATGATGTTTCCTTATGTAAAGTTTGATTTGCGTGTCAGCTCGATGTAGTTGTCCACGTACACGTGGATGTTGTCGTCATGTACACCGCTCTGCTCTTCAATGTCATCGTCTTCCTCGCCTAAGCGCAGGAACACAAACGCGCCCTCGTACCCATCCCGTGCAAGTTTCATGAGTTTCTCCTGCATGTCAACCCATGGCGTCGACTCGTACCACTTCACGTCCTCGTAATGCACACGTATCTGGTACGGAAAGTCCACGTCGTGTTCGTCGTAGTGAAAGTCGAAGTCGTTGATTACCTCGAGCCCGTACTGCACCTCTGATGCAACGAGCTTAGCCTCCAAGTGGAATGCGTTGCGGTGATCCTGCGTCTTAAATAGTATTACGTACTTTACGTCTGATCTGTAACCCATAATAGTTCCTTTCTTAATCCCGTGGGATTAGTTGACCTTGGTGAAAAACAATGCGACCTTCTGCGTCGCGCCATAGTGCCCAGTAATCTCGTCGAACTGGAATTCCTCACGAGAATCGTCGATTACAGCCATGTGGGAATACACCCACAAGTTGTCGTCAGAATCCCGCCAGTCGTCAGTGCTTGCACTGAACCATTCGTCGATGAGGGTTTGTTCCTCGTCGTCAAGCCCAGTCGCGTCGGCATTGATTAGGTACGGCAAGGCGAACTCACCGATCACAGAGTCAATGGTCTCGAACAAAGTAAAAGTCATCATGGTCTCCAGTAAAACAAGTCAAGTAAAAGCACAATAAAACACAGCAGGAAAACAACCCGCTCTACCTTCTCAATTTTTGTCAGCATTGTCGTCCTCCGGTTTGTCAATCACCTCGACGCGCAGAATCCGCACGCCCTCGAAAATCTCAACGACCTCGTACTCAATGGCGAAGTAGTCAAGTAGTTTGTAAAGCTCTTGGGGTGTCATTTGATTTCCTCTCTAATAAAGTCAAGTGCTTCACGTTTCGTGTCAAATGCTAGGCAGTCACCATTGGCGTCGATGTACTCAGCCGAAAAGGTTTTGCCGTAGATCGCCCAGATGTCACCGGATTTCTCCGGTTCCCAATAACTGGGATCATGCAACCCGCCTTCCTTGCGTATCTCATGGACAAGTCGCAGGCATGTGCCCTCGTCAGCGCCAGTCAATTCAGCAAGGTCGTTGGGATGGTTGTCCTCTAGCAAGCGGATGATTAACTTTTTAAGTCGTTGCATTTCTAAACTCCGTCGCAAATTTCATCGCTTGATACCAGACCTCGAATGCGTCAGCAATCGACGTGTAATACTCGGACATGGAATCGTAGAACTCACGACTCGAGCGGTACTCTGGGTCAACGGCTACAAACCGCACAACCTCTTCCCGTGGTGCAACTGCTACCGCACTGCAATATGCGTCGACAAACGCAACCTCTGAAAGTGTCAAGTCACGTTGGCGGGGTATTTCCTTGACTGCAATCACAGTCTGATCCCAGTGCGAGTCTGAGCCAATGTCGCCAGTTTCCAAGGGACTCATGATGTCACCGGCACAAGCGATCGCGCCCTCTTTACTGTATGCATTTACAGTGTGAAGTTTTGTCACAGTTGAATAGACTGTGATCTGATAGGTTTTCATTTTGTTTTCCATGATGTTTCCTTTAATCCCGTGGGATTAGTTGTTGGTGTGAAGGGCGACGTAACCGGCAACTGTTGCACGCATCTGCTTGACAGGGTACTCGGATACAACAAAGATAAAGTCAAGCATTTCATGGCATGCGGTCAGGAATGCGGGGTTATCATGCGCGGCGGCAAGGGCTGAACTGGGGTGAATGTCCTGCGACACGTTGCGAATGCACGTCTCGAGGTGAACCCGTGCATCGTGTAAAAGTGCAATCCTTGTGCCATCATGCAACTTGGGGCGAACCGCGGCAGTCGCGAGTTTGTCCATAGCCTCGGCATAGTTGACGCCATACTGACAAGCCTCTGCACGATGTGGTTTGGTCAACCCGCTGAATCCCTTGTCGTCATTCCACTTGCAACGTGTGCGGTACGTAGCCTCGAAGCACCCAGTGCGGTAAATTTTCTTGACGGCAACGTCATAGCTAAACCCTGCAGACTTTTGTTGCTCCAGAAAAGCATTGAAGTACAGCGACTTGTGACGCCTAGTCGTTGGCGAAAACCCGTTGACGTGCAACCAGAGCTCAATGTTGTCTGTGTGGTTGTTGTGCACTAACTGGGCAACTTCTGTGCTGTATGAATAACCAACGGCAAGCACATCGAAGTGCCCGCCTGAATCCATGTTGATTGAGCTTTGCTGTGAAAGCGTCGGATTGCGTGCAGACATGTTGGTGCCTACACCCAGTGAGCGCATTTCTGTGCCGACGAGTTTATTAGCCGCAGACGCAAAGCGTGCGGCAACCTGTGCATTAGTTGTCATGATGATCTCCAGTGATACGTATATAAGTGAGGGAGTTGCTAATCCCGTGGGATTAACGCTTTACCGAATCGGGGTACCTGAAGGCGCTTTCCGACTCGATGGATACATTGTACCATGATGTGGTGTGGTTGTCAAGTCGTGGAGAATATGTCGTGTGCGTACCAACATAGAAACGGGAAATTCTGTAGGATGTTTGGCGTTCGAGGCGTTTAGTCAGGCAATTAGTTGGATTAGTCGGGAAATTAGTTGGCGCAAAATTTGTAAGTTGTTGATTTGCAAGGCTTTAGTAAATTAGTTGGGTTTTCCAGCAAGAGAGAGAAATCTTGGAGGGGGTAGGGGGGGTTGAGGGCTTGGAGGGGGTGAATGCTACTGGAATTTAACTTTTCCTCTCTTGAAATAGCTAACTAATAAATAATTTACTATTTAATAAAATATATATACCCCCTATGCCGAACCCATGCCGGAAAAAGTCCTTTAAAATCAACAACTTAGCTTATCCACACCACATATGGCCAATTTAACGTCGAAATAGTTTAGCAAATGTAAGTTTCGTGTAATCTAAAATCACCCTAAATTAGTGGTCACTTCGCTCGCAACCCGCATGAATCCTCATTTGTTGTGTATCTACAACATTACTGGCATTGTGGTTAATCCCGTGGGATTAGGGGGGGGTATGCCGAACGGGGCTTTTACGTCGCTCATACGTCATACGTCATACGTCAGCCATACATCGCCCATACGTCGTACGTCGTCGCATACTGGGCCGCGAAGATGATAGTAGTGTGATGCACATGCATGCGTGATGATAGTAGTTTGGTATTGGGATTTTTTGGCGAAAAAAAAAGCCCCCTTGCGGGGGCTTGGCCGGTTTACCGGTTGGTTAAATTGAGGCGGCACCCTTGACGGTTTTGCCCTTCGCGGCTTTGTTGACCGAATAACCTAGGGTTATCAAGTGAGCCACA